TTTTGCTTGAGTGCATTTAGCTGTGATTGAGCCTGCGTCGCTGATCTTAATGGTTAGTGTGCCGCCCATTAGAACAACTTGTTCCATTTGCTTAGCTGAGAATAGCTGAACACCGAAGTCATCTCCGCCGCCAATGTTCCAAGCTCTATCGTACCAGTTTTCGTTTACTTCTGGGTTAAGGCCGCGAGCGTAAACAACTGTGTTGCCTTTGCCTTCTTTGTTATGGCACATAAGGTAGACGCCATGGTCTTTAACTAGCATGAATGTTGCGCCAGCTTGTGCTTGCGCTAGGAAAGGTTTTAGAGATGCTGCTGGGAATGAGATTTGTGCTGCCATGATGGCCTCCGTCACTTTTAGATTTGGTGGGGAACCATTCCCCATCCGATGAATCTATTATCTAACAGGAGGCCGAGTTAGTCAACGATTAATCGCAGTATTTGAACAAAGAATAGACATACTCAAGTGGACCAAAACGACGGCGGGCTAAGTCCATCGGCAATCCTGGTGATGCGGTCAGCCTAGCCCGCCATTTGAAGCCATTGAAGATGACCACAGTCTCCTCGGGCGGCTCAATCGACGGGTCTTCCAAGATCACCCAGCCCTCCAGATTGCCGAGCACTGACAGCCCTTCGATGAACAAGTTCTCGCGGTTATCGCGTAGGCGTAACTCCCTTGTCCCACTGGCGCAGCCTTCGATATAGACTTCCGGCGGCTGGTAGGCGGTCTTAGCTGGAATGGTATCAAGCACATCTGTTCTGGTCTGCCAGTAATCGCAGATCACCTTGTTGCGCGTCAGGTCTTTCATATGCAGTCCTCGCAGGCTTGGCGACATGCGTCACAGCAGTTGCACATCGCCTCTTCTTCGGTCTTCATGTCAACCTCGATCTGAGCCTGACATGGAGCGTAGTGATATTGCGTTTCCTCGCACTCGCAGTCTTCTGGATCAACTAACGAGTGGCGTTCATTTGGAGTTGTCACTTTGTCTTACTCCTTTGTTGCGGCCAGTGCGCTTACGCCAATCCGCCGGCAGAGTAGTCTTGCTGTTTGGATTGCGCTCTTTGTGATAGTTAGTCCCATCCGAGCGAGTGCTCGGACAGGTGTGGTTCGGGAAGCTGAAGCCGTAACTCATACCATCAACTCCCACGATACGAACTCCTCGCCATCGCGAACATACGAGATGCGCTTGAAGTGATGCTTGTACACCATCTCGGTGCAAGGTATAGAGCCCTCATGAGCCATGCGAACTGGCTGCTGGTTGATTACCTCGATCGCGATGACATAGCCATCAGGGAAGTCGCGCGGCTTGGGTAGTCGCTTGATTACGCCGACCAACGTGTCGGCTTCGAATGGGATTACTTTACGCATTGTGCCTCCGGTATACTTCGACTAAGGTTTTGAGTTCTTCGAGGTTCTCTAATGTGGCCAGATCGATCTCTGCGAAGATTAGGATATCCTCTTCTGGGTCCATGTGCTTGCAGCAATCGCAAACGCCACCTAGATCGTTGTACTTGCCGACGACGGCTAGCTCGCCAGTCTTGAGGAGGGCAATGCCCTCCAGATCCTTGTCGTCATCGTGGACGTACTGCTTGAACTGCAGCTTTAGATTTACTTCTCTTGCCATGCCCTTGCTCCAAATTGATTTGGTTGATTACGAAGCGGCAAGTAAAACGCTTGAGTGCGGTCTGCTTGCCTAGGACTCTAAGTTTACATGAAGGTGGCCATAAATGCCACACTTCTTCGATCGGTGGGAGATTACGCAGCTTCCTAGCTGCGTTGATCCCATCTGTATCAAAGATCATTGTTCCCTCCCAGTTACGGTGCGGCGAATCACCTGCCCGCCATGGAACAGCGCCTGCGACTCGCGGCCTTCTGGCGTGTAGCGTGCAATCGAAGTTTCGCCGGCCTTGACTTGCCAGCCCTCGGCTAGCCAACCGTTGTACGTCTTCCAGTGGATCGGCGGCAGGTTGATTTGAGTGTAACGGCCAACGCCAACTAGGATGTCCATGTCTTCTAGCTTGCGGCGCATCTCCATGCTGGATAGGCCTGCTCGCTTGCACGCTCGCTGGAACCACTTGTGCGGCAGCTTGGAGTTGCCTGCGTAGGTGCGGAATCGGAGTTCCCAGATCAGGCGATGGAAGCCATCAAGCGGTGATGGGTCTACTTCTAGCCAACCCGCTGCGAACGGGTGCATGAATCGTTGGTAAGGATGGTGTCTCATAAAACCTCCAAATTAGTGGGCGGCCTTGTAAGGCCAGTTTAAAAGGTAAGGCGGTTAATGGCCTACCTATATGCCAGCCCTTTTAGTGGTGGTATGCCCCACCTCGGTAAAAGGCTGGAATATAGGCCTAGGGAAGGGCTTATTTGCCCCGCCCTAGTAAATACCCTATTGGATATGGATGAATTGGTCGGTATTGAAGTGCTTAGCTGCGAACTGTTCGATATCCTCGCGGATCGGGTCGATGTCGAACATAGGTGTGAAGATTGCGATCTGGCCGTTGCACTCCCAAGCTTCGATTGTTACGATCTCTTGGATCTCGACGATTGCGTCTAGTTCAGCTTGAGTGCCAGTGAAAGGGATTAGGAAAGTGTTGCGTTGCAAGTTGTCCATGAGGACCTCCGTCTTGATTAAGTAGGGGACGAATTTCCCCTACATGATTAATTATACTGATTTCCCGATTAGAGTCAACAACTATCGCCATAAAGATAACGCCTTGGCCACATCATCCGAGACGGTCTGTTCAGGTTTGCGAATCTGACGGCCGGCTTGTTGCACGAACACCATCTTCGGTTGCTCCTCTTTGCGGGGCTTGCGCGGCTTCTTCGGCTTGGTCTTGCGACCATCCTCAGGATGCTTGTAACCGATCACTTTGATCTGGCGCGCCCCGAATGGACCGCGGCAGTGAACCTTCATGCCGAGGCGAACTAGCCCCGCCACGAAACAGCCGCTGTCTACCTTGCAGTCGAACTCCTCGTGGATCATCGGCAGGCTGGTGTACTCGTTGTGCAGGAAGCTGCGGTTGAGTACGAACTGGCGAGCGCGAGCCTTGATGCGGGCGGATAGCTGCTCGTACTGGTGGTTGGTCAGCTGGCACTTCTCGTACTTGTCGCGACAGACCATGCGACCATGAGCTGCGCCGGTTGTTCTGATCTTGTAGACGTACTCCAAGCCCGTGCCGGTATTGGTCGTACGGTACTCGATCACGCAGCCGCGGCGTTTGACCAGCCCATTGTGGACATTGCTCGCCACTTGGTTGCGGTTGATGCCGATCTGGTCAGCGATCTCAGATGTGCGGCACCAAGGGTTAGCGACTATGAAGTCGTAGATCTGTTGAGTCTTAGTTGTCATTGAGCGCCTCCTCTTCTGCGGCGATTGCTTGGAATGCGGCTAGCACCCCGTATGATTTAAGTTGGTGGAGCACTGCCTTCTGGCATACGCTCAGGTCACCCATCTGGGACGCAAGGGCAATCTCCTCGACCATCTGCTTCACCTCAAGGTAGGTGTACAGATCGTAGTCGCGGCCAGAGCCCATCGTGAAACAGGCCTTGGTGATCGGATTGCCTGCGGTATGGCCGAAGCCGACGCAGTATGAACGGAAGATGCCGACTTGGTCTTCGACTGGTAACTTAGACATAAAATACTCCTATCCAAACAGGATTGCAACGATTACGGTGACGGCCATGATTGCTAGGATCTTGCCAAGCATGAGGCCGATGAAAGTGAGTGCGAACGGTAGAGCGACAGCTAGGCCGATGGCGACCAGTATCAGCTCGGGTGCAACGAACGCGATGATTAGGAGGATGGCTGCTACCAGCCACCCGATGTTCTTAGGCATTGAGTGCTCCTTATTTGCAAGCTGTGAAGAAGCGTTGGAATTGAGTGCGAGCTGTGTTGTAGTTGAAGCCTTGAGCAACTGCCGCTTCGATCGCGTCTTTGCGACGAGTGCCTGCTGGTTGAGTTGCGAACAGTACCCATAGAGCAGCTACTGCGCCTTTAGTGCGTTTTGCTAGCTTGTGCGCGATGCGAAGTGAAGCTGCGATGTACTCTTTTGCATTGCCGCCGAACTCTGCTGCTGCTTTGCGTGCGATTTCCCAAGCTGTGTTCATGATGTTTGCTGATTTAGTCATTTTTCTGATTCCCGTCTCGATTGATTTTTGTTAGGGGCTTTTCCCCTTACCATGAATATATTATCCTACACATCATGATCATGGTCAACTCCTAAAGAGCAAAAAGGCCGAAATTAATCGACCTTATTTTGACTCCCCTACTGTTCGATGTTGATGTCGCAGGTTTCGGACTTGTAACTGAATGCTCCAGTGAAGCCCTCCTCGACATGAACCACGCAGCCCTTGCCATTGAGCGTTGTGTCTTCGATTAGAAACTCCCCGTCACCGTCAATGACTCGGATCTGGGATGAACAGCCCGTCGCTAAGATCAGGGCTATCGGGTAGATGTACTTGTGCATAGCGGCCTCCTAATGACCACAGTACTTGAGGCGTTCTTTCGCTTCTAGCCTAGCTGCCTCACGCTTGGCCAGAACATCCAGCTGCCAGTTACGCGCCCGAGTACGACGCTGCTTCTGACGCTGGCTCATCATTCGGCGGGAGCAATGACTCCCTTTTCGTTTGTGACGGTTGTACTTACCGCTCATACGCTCTCCTCTTAATTTGCTCCTTGAAGTAGAACAGCCAGTCTGCTAGGCTGATCTCGCCGCGAACCTTGACTCGCTTGCCATCCGGTAGCTTGAGGAAGACCAGAGTCATTACTCGCCATGGTTTACGATTCTGTTTGAAGAACAAGACCGGCTCGCGATCACTCTCAGTCGCTTGCTTCATAGTCTGCTTCCACCACGCGTTGATATTGAGTTGTTCTTGCCGCTTGACCTCGGGCGCCAGCCAGCTAATTCCGGCCAAGTCGAAACCACCCGAACGGGACTGCGACAGATTCCGCTCGACCTGCGGCAGATCCACTTCCACCCCTGCCGACCGTAACTCTTGACCAATCTCATCAATCGCATCACTCAAGATCTTTGCAATCTCGCGCTCGCCTCGTTTGCCTTTATTCTGCCCCATCGTACATGCCATTCTAGCAATCTCCTCTGTTAAATTAATACTTTTCCCTAATCCAAAATCTCTTTCCCTACTTCTTTCCCTCCCACAACCCTTAGTATATATAGCTTTCTTAATAAATAGGGAAAAAGGGAAAGGAGGGAAAGGCATATATAATTAATTAATCATTTAGATATAATCATAAGGACCCCTTAAAAATTATTTATCCCTTTTTCCCTTTTCCCTTTCACCCCACAAGCCTTTGCCACTAAGGGCTACCACTGGGAAAGCAGTGCCCTCCCAGCCCCATTTTAGGGAAAAATCAGTTAAACGACTCACCAACGAAGTAGATACCTGTGTATTCTTTGTTGAATTTGTCTGCGCACTGTTTCTTGGTCATCAATCCTAGTTCCCCTGCCTCGACCATGTCTTGCAGAGTAGCCTTCAACGCATTGGTCGATCCGCGACGGTCTTCAGTGAATACCTTGGCGGTTCTGAGGCGGCGGCGCAGGTAGGAGTAAGGAACCACAGTCGAATCAAGGGCTAAGGCTTTCGGGACACCATAACTACTCTGACGTTTGATTGCGTTGATCGTCATGTATGCCTTAATCGCTTCGCTCACTGCATTCGCTAGACGGTGGTCGCCGGTACCAGTTTCACCCTGCTCGAAACGACTCAGAATCACCTGCGTGCTGCGACGGACGAAGTCGACAGCCCATGTGGCCATCTCAGCTGTGATCTTTGGTTGGTGCCAATTGCAACCGACAGCCACTAGTGAGGCAATTCGCAAAGCCTGCAGGTGGGCACGGTTGTAAATCTCATTGTAGACAGATCCATTCCCGCTATTCATAATGGCGTCACACTCTTGGTCAAATGAATCCAATACTGCCTTGCCTTCTGCATCTGGCCAGACCTGCAAACAGTTCTCATTGGCTGCCATCGAGATGCAAGTCTCTGCGAATGAGGCCACTCGGTCGACCAAACCTTCTGGCGGTAACGGCGGGATGTTCTTATTCAAAGGAGGGCGCTTGCCTTTATATTCAATGAACGTGAAACGCGGTACCAAACCATCTGAAACCATCTTCTGATCTAGGTGATCCATGAACGAGTCTTGCGTACCCTCACCAAGGATTGTGAGTGCCGGAGCCTTAACTAAGTCCGCATTCTTTTCCTTGTCGCTGTACACAGAAGCCTGAGCTGTTTGGTGCCAACCTGACTTACCATACAGGTCTAGTAACTGGCGGCGTAGTGCGACATCTGCAGAGTTGGCACGCGCGCTAGCCATGGACTGGATCATATAACCCACCTCACCAATGACCGAGAAGAAGCACGGGTTCTCAGGCATGGTTTTCGCTAGTGCCTGACCAGACGCGAACGTAGCCGGACCACGATAGTCATGGATCATCGGTAGGCGTGGGCGCACTGCGTGGAGGATTCGGTCAATCCCGTTTGATGCACCTTCCTTGCCTCGACCGGTTTCCGCTAGCATCATTATATATAGGTTCAGGCCTGTACTAGTGTAGGTGTTGTACTGGCGACCAGCGATACCGGCTACCATGGCCATCGCACCGGCTAGCGCAATCTCAGGTACAGGGCGAATCGCAGAAGCGTAGATCTCTTGTGCAATCTCACCAATCAATCCTGGTGGTAGTGGGATAGTACCTTGAGGTGGTTTAGGTGCGCTGACCACATTAGTCGGGGCTTCCATCTTCGACATCATCGCGTCCGCGAAAGCCTTGCCGCGTTCCTCATCCTCGGGCGTCATAATGCTCGCAACTTCGTCATTGTCATTGCGAATACGTGCCTGCTCCAGAGAGCGCAGAATGTAATCTGAACCATCTGAGTTACGGCGTCCCTTGTCTGGGCGGTACAGGGCTGACTGCATGAACATCTCAATTACCTGATCCACGTCCTTACAGTAATAATCAAGGAATGTCAACAGGGAGAGGTCAGCTGTCGAATGGTCGCCATTCAGCTCGGGATAGTGATGCCAGTTGCCTTGCCATAGATCCACGAACTTGTCACCGTTGGTTGCGGTGGCTGCTTTATTATACACCTCCTCATTAGTCATGCCTGACGAGATGGATACCAGTTCAGAGAACGTGCGATCCTGACGGTTAGGCATCTTACTAACGATAAGGTCGATAAGATCTTGCTGAGGGTGAATGTCTTCCCAGTGGCATTGGTCACCGGTTACTAGGGCAAAACGACCAGCGCGGTAGATCTCAATCTGAACCGTATGATCATTAGTACCTGCGAATGGTAGGTCACCAGTTGTGAAGATGTGATAGCCTTTGCCAGATACCGAGGTCTCACAGTACGAGCCTGCTTGATCCACGATCATCTCGTGCAACTGCTTTGCTTGCTCACTTGCCTTGCCAGTATCTAAGTCAATGAAGATGAACGGGTCTTCTTCAGTGAATGCGAACCCAAGATGGCTAGTCGGGCTAGTGGCGGCGGTGTGAAAGTCAGTCCAAGTAGACGGGTCATCGATCTTAGCCTCGCGGCCAGTTCTCGGGTCTACAGGCATCTTAACTTCGCGTCCGTCTTTTTGAATGATTTTAAATGCCACCCATTGAGGGCGATCGCGCATCTCTTGCGGAATGCGGAACCAAGGGTGGAAACGGAGCTCTTCCATTTAAACCTCCAGCTTCTTGCCAGATAGTTTCTCGTATAGGTATTGCACGCGATTGACAGCGGGATTCTTGCAACGGCCTTTCTCTACATCGCGCACCCAGTGATAAGGCAGCTGAAGCTCCGTCGCAATAGTGTATGAACTACGTGGGTCTGCTAGGAGCAGCTCACGCGTTTTGGTCAGAAGGCTATGCTCCTGCTCTGATGGCAAAGTCATTGCTTTACTCCTATGTTTGTCCAATTGATAGCCCTATAATAAAGCAGAGATAAGAAAATTCCAAGTGATTTTTAAATGTGTATTTAGTAATGCGATCCTAATGTTCTACGTTCTGGTTGCGGGCGGTTTCTACTCCGCCCATAATAAAGGCAAGTTAAACGAACGGAGACAATCCAATGACCACAACAATCAAGGTCGAAGACCTATCGCAAGACCAGCTAAACAAAATCACCGAGTGGACTCAAAAGTCAGCCCAGCTAAAAGAAGTCAAGCCGGCTGAGATGGATCTGCGCAAAGAAGTGTTTGGCTTTGCTTTCCCAGATCCGAAGAAAGGCGTAAACAAATTGCCCCTATATAATGGGTATATTTTGAAAGCGACCTACAAGATCGACAAGGTGCTAGACAAAGCAGCCCTGCCAGCTATCCTCAAGGCAATGGAAGAGAAGCAAGAAGGTTCAACCGAAGGCCTGATTCGCTACAAGCCAGAGCTAGACGCAAAAGCGTACGGTGCGCTGGATGACGAGTTGAAGAAGATCTTCGACGAGTGCTTGACCGAGCGCCCTGCATCACCATCACTTGAGATGGTCGAACCTAAAGTAAAATAATCGTTGACTAATATGGATTGCTCGGGGATTATAATCGGGCAATCCAAAACAAAAGGAATACGCAATGCAACCAAATGACGCACCTTGGCTCAAGCAAGGTAACGACCAACTAAATAATCAAGGTACTCAAACAGGCCGCTTCGATGCGACCCAGCCAAACCAATCGGCTGATCCTAAGACGATGCACCCTGATGACGTGAATGAGGTGAACCAGCTCCAAGCTATGTACGCTGAGCAGCCAGCCAAGCAAGAAAAGCCAATCGCATTGGTTCAGGAGCAGCAGCGCGTTAAAGATGACCTAGTACGCCTAGTCGAAATCTTTGAAGCATCAAATGGCGCAGTGCGCCCTCACTTCATCCTTACTGGTCCAAGTGGTTCAGGTAAGTCCCATATCATCCAGAGCCTAGCCTCGGAGTTCAAGGTGGGTTACCTAGAGATCAACGCGGCGCAGTTAACTAAGGAAGGTACTTCCGGTAATAGCCTGTCCAAGGCCTTAGCCCCGCTAGCCCAGAGCCAAGCAACCCTGACACTTTGCTTTGTCGACGAGTTCGATAAGCTGTTTATCTCAGGCAACACAAATAGCGAGTTAGCCCATGAAACCACCAATGGTGTCCAGAATGAATTCCTTCGCGTCCTTGAATCTAAGACGACGTCGGTTTTCGGGGACTACGGCAAGTACATCCAAGCGCCAGTCGATAATGTGCTGTTCGTCTTCGCAGGAGCTTTCAACGGTGAAGAGAATATTACAATCGACCGCCTACGTGAGTTCGGCCTCAAAACAGAGTTCCTCGGACGAGTAGGCCTCACGTACAATCTGGAAAAGCTGTCTGTCAATTCGATGTACATTGCACTCCAGAACTCCGAGCTGCTGAACCACTACTTGCACCTGTTCCCAGATGTCGACCGCAAGAAGGTGGAATGCGACATCATGAATGTGGTCAGTGAGATGCACGCAACCAACACGCTTGGTGTTCGCTTGCTCAACACTCTGCTGCACCAGTACTTTATCAATGATGGTAAGCTGGAGCGTGAGCAGGTGGTTCAGTCGACCTTCCAAACGCGCTTGAGTTTCCGTGCAGGGAACTAGAGAGTAATAGGCCTAATCACTAGGATGGGTTATAATAAGGAATCCATCCTAAGGAGGTAACCACATGGCAATCCAACTCGTCAGCTCGCAGCAGCTGTCCGTCAATCATGGCGTAAAGTGTATGGTCTATGCTCGTGCGGGTACAGGCAAAACCGTTCTGACAGCAACCTGCCCATCGCCGGTTCTGATCAGTGCGGAGTCAGGCCTGCTCTCACTAAGCAAGGCTAACCTAGAGCGCATGTTCGGTGTAGGTAATCCGAGCATCTGCTATAACATTCCAGTTATTGAGGTGAAGACAATTGAAGACCTCATCGAAGCCGAACTCTGGTGCCGAACCAGCCACGAAGCCCGACAGTTTCAAACTATCGCCCTTGACTCCGCAACTGAGATCGCGGAGGTGGTGCTTGCTAATGCTAAGAAGCAAGTCAAAGACCCACGGCAGGCATACGGTGAACTGATCGACAAGATGAACACCACGCTCAAGGCTTTCCGCGACATCAAGGGCAAGAACGTCTACATGTCCGCGAAAGAAGAACGCGCGAAAGATGAGCAGTCAGGTATGACTCTCGGTATGCCAATGATGCCGGGATCTAAGTTGGGCGGCCAAGTGCCATACCTATTTGATGAGGTATTCCACCTTGGGATCGGCAAGGATAACGAGGGCAACAAGTTCCGTTACCTGCGCACCCAGCCTGATATGATGAACGATGCGAAGGATCGCTCCGGCGCATTGAACGAGATTGAGGTTCCGCACCTTGGCCAGATCTTCGCCAAGATAGCCGGATCTAATTCTCAGTAGTAAAATTCGTACGAACGGGGGTATTATTACTCCTGAGTTAAATAACCCTTATGATAAGGAACCAAACAATGGCAAATCTTAATTTCAACGCAGCTCAAGTAGATCCGGCTCAATCGTTCGACCCAATCCCAGCCGGCTGGTACACAGTCAAGATCAATGAGTCGGAAATGAAGCCGACGAAAAACGGTCAAGGCGCTTACCTAGAACTTGAGATGGAAGTCCTAGATGGTCAGTACGCTGGTCGTAAGATCTGGGATCGCTTGAATCTGCAAAACCAAAACCAGACAGCAGTTGAGATTGCATACCGCACGCTTTCTGCGATCTGTCATGCAACTAATGTGATCCAGTGTCAGGACTCGCAGCAGCTGCACAACATTCCGATGGAAGCGAAGGTAATCGTTCGCGCAGCTACTGAGCAGTACGAAGCGAGCAACGAGATCCGCGGCTACCGCGCAGCTGGCTCGGGCAACGGTAACGGTATGGGCAACCCAGCTGGTGGCGGCAATAACGGTGGCGGCATGCAGAACCCTAACCAAGGTGGTATGCAGAACCCTGCTCAGAACCAACAGCAGCAGCAGTACAACCCGAACCAGCAACAGCAGGGCGGTTGGGACGCTAACCAGAACAACCAGAACCCTAACATGAACCAGCAGAACAATCAACAACAGAATGTTCAGCAGAATCAGCAACAGAACAATGGTGGTTGGGACGCGAACCAGCAAAACAACCAGCAACAAAACATGCAGCAGAACCAGAATCAAAACCAAGGTGGTTTCGATCCTAACCAACAACAGCAAAACCAAAATGTTCAGCAGAACAATGGTCAAGCTGATGGCGGCGCACCTTCTGCTGGCCAAGATGGTGAACTTCCACCTTGGATGCAAAACCAACAAGGCTAATCCCTAGCCAACATTTCAAGGGGAGCACTTCGCTCCCCTCCTTATATAGAGAGATAAGTTATGTTATTCGTTATTCTTTACTTCTTAGTTGTAGTCCTAGTCAATATTGGCTTTTCAGTTTTCCCACCAGTTGAGTTACCTATCATCGGCGTCGTCCCACCTGTGGCCTTCGCTGTCGGTTTGGTCTTTGTCCTTCGCGACTATGCTCAGCGCCACGTGGGGCACAAAGTCTTCTGGGCTATGACGCTGGCCACAGTAGCAAGCTTCCTGCTCGCTGACCCGACCATCGCAATCGCCAGCGCAATTGCATTCTTTGTCGGGGAAGTTATTGACTGGTTGGTGTACACTGTAACTAAGAAACCTTTCCACTCTCGTGTTCTGATCAGTTCGGCAATCGCGGTACCTATTGATACCTTCATATTCCTGAACATGATCGACTTCTACACAGTTGGCGTGATGGCGGCCATGGTATTCAGTAAGCTCGTTGCGAGCCTAATAGTATGGATCAGCTATGAAATTGACAAGGCCTATAAGCTGCGACAATTGTAACGGATTCAGAATAGGGCTGGTCTCCAATCGTCTTCAATATGGCAAAGACGTAGGTGACTGGCCTTTAATCTATTTCTGCTTCAATTGCAAAGCGTCAGTCGGTTGCCATGCCGGCACGAGCATCCCGCTCGGGAAGATGGCAGATAGAGATACCCGCCGAGAAAGGCGCAGAGCCCATAAGGATTTTGATCGCCTATGGCAAGACGGGATCTTCAAGTCACGCGCCATCGCTTACGAGTGGCTGGCACGAGAATTAAACATCTCAAGAAGTGTTTGTCATATCGGACTTTTCGATTATAATACTTGTAGGGAGGTAACGGCTAAAGCCCGCACCTACCGCAAATGGCGCAAAAAGAAACGCCGTGACGCACCCAAGTATCGCCGCGGCAAAAGAATAGGAAAGTAATATGGAACTAATCACAATCTCAGGCGGTCGCCTTGCTGACCTGCACAACCTGACCCTAGATGACATGGACATCCGCATCATCGGAAAAGCCCTCTCCAAACTATGTCGCTTCGGCGGCCATACCGACAAGTTCTATTCTGTCGCCCAACACTCTGTCCTAGTCTCCAAGCTGCTACCACCGTCATTGGCCTTTGCTGGTCTGATGCACGATGCAAGCGAGGCGTTCGTCATGGACATGCCCAAGCCAATCAAACGCACCATGCCCGACTATGAAGAGTTGGAGCTGGAAGTGATGTCACAGATCGTGGCTCAATACGATTTGCTTGATACCATGGACAACCCTCAGATCAAGCACGCCGACATGCGAGCACTAGCGATTGAGATGATCAACCTGTTCCCAGCTGACCAGATCCGTCAGTCCTACCCTTGGATCGACGAGTATGACATCCCAGAAGGCCAGCTGCTACCAATGAAGCCTGAGCACGCAGAAGCCCACTTCATTGCCCGCTTTAAAGAAGTGGCGCCGCCTATGTTGGTTGCCCTAATGGATCTGGATTAATGGGTATCGTACTCGCTGAGAAAACACTGGCTGCTATTGAAGCGGCCATGTGCGCAGATGGCGGGGCGCAATTCAGGTTGAACTGTAAGGAGCTGCTCCCGAAGATGGAAGATGCATACCGAGGTAAGGACGATGCGTTTCGTTCCCACCTAGGCGCTTCCATGATTGGGCGTGACTGCCCTCGCGAGCTGGTCTATGGTTTCCGATGGGCTGGCGAGAAGAAAGTTGAGCCACGTGTTCAGCGACTATTCCAACGCGGGCACTTGGAAGAGGCACGCTTCCTTGCAATGCTTCAACTGATCCCAGATATCCAGTTATGGTATGAGACACCAGAAGGCGGTCAGTTCCGACTGTCAGACCACGGCGGGCACTTCGGTTCAGCCCTCGATGGTGTGGCCATTGGTATCCCAGACCTCCCAGCCGGTGTCCCATGCTATACCGAGTTCAAGACTTCTGCGAAGAAGGGCTTCGACAAGCTAGTCAAGTCTGGTATGCAAAATGAGAAGTATGAACACTATGTCCAATGCCAGATCTGCATGCACAAGATGCAGCTTCCATTTACTCTCTACATGGTGGTGAATAAAGATGATGACAGTCTATATGCCGAGATCATCCAATATGATCAAGAAATTGCTGAGCGATATATCCAGCGTGCCGGTTCGCTCATATATTGTACCGCCCTGCCGCAAAAGTGTTCTGAGTCTCCTACTTGGTTCAAATGCAAGTGGTGTGATTGGAAGCCAATCTGCCATGACGGCAAGCCGGTACTTCGAAATTGCCGAACTTGTGCTTACTCAAGACCGGAGACTGACGGGACTTGGACGTGCGGCAAGGGGTGCGGGGAAATCGGAGATAAGCCTTCAGCTAGTCGAGGCTGCGAGCAATATGTTCTCAGCACCATGTTCCAGTAACACGAGGTTTATAACGGGCGTATGGCACAACGAGATCACATAAATGATCCGCACCCGAAGACCCTAATCATGAGGCTGGCCTGCGAGGCCTGCCTCCGATTGCAGCGGCACGGGGCTTACATCTATATAGCGGCGGTGACCACAAACAGCGTTTACATCCACTTCAACCGCAAGGGGCTGAAAGGCAAACTACGAATCAGCGACCATAAGGGCAAAGAACACCTCAAGTACAAATGGAACGTTATCCTCGGTGCGAGCGATCAGGTAATCAAGGATAATAATACAGTCCGGTATATAGCCGGCGAGGAGAACGCACCGCAGTTCTTCGACTTCATGGCTCACACGTTTGATAAGGAATTACAGGTAAGACAATCATGTATCAACTTAGGAGTTACCAGCAAGACGCAGTCAATGCGATCTACAACTATTTCGGGCGCGCCACTGGCAACCCAGTTGTAGCGATGCCGACTGGCACAGGCAAGTCACTTGTCATAGCCGACTTTGTTAAGGGAGCAATCGAACGCTATCCCACTACGCGCATCATGATGCTGACCCACGTTAAAGAACTGATCGAACAGAACTTCGAGAAGCTGACATCGATCTGGCCTACCGCACCGGCTGGTATTTACTCGGCTGGTCTGGGTCGCAAAGAGATTCGCCAGATCACATTCGCAGGTATCGCATCCATTGCCAACAAGGTAGATGAGATTGTGCGTGCAGGTGGGGTGGATCTGATCCTCGTAGATGAATGCCATCTGATCAGTCCCAAGCAGCAGACCATGTACCGTAAGCTGATCAACAAGCTGAAGAAGAAGTACCCGCACCTCAAGGTGATCGGTTTGACAGCTACAGCCTACCGACTAGGCCATGGTCTAATCACTGAAGGCGATGGCGCCCTGTTCACCGACTTCGCTATCGATATGACTACCCTTGAGGGTTTCAACTGGTTCTTCGATCAGGGCTACTTGACACCGCTTATCCCCAAGCCGACTACGACCGAGATCGATCTCAGTGGGGTCGGCAAGGTGGGCGGGGAGTTCAACCAAGGCCAGCTCCAAGATGCAACCAACAAGGATGAGATCACTTACGCCGCCCTGCAAGAGACTATGGAGGTAGCCGGCGACCGCAAGGCTTGGTTGATCTTCGCAACAGGTATCGACCACGTAATCAGTATCTGCCATGCCCTTGACAGTATGGGTATCACCTGCGTACCAGTTCACAGTAAGATGTCTACGAAAGAGCGGGACGCAAATATTGCCGCCTTTAAAAGCGGGGAAGTACAAGCCCTAGTTAACATGGGTGTACTAACGACTGGCTTCGACCACCCAGATGTAGACCTGATTATCATGCTGCGTGCGACGAACAGTCCGGGATTATGGGTGCAGATGCTTGGTCGCGGTACTCGAAATGTTTACGCAGAGGGTTATGACCTTAGTACACGCCAAGGTCGCAGGGACGCAATTGAAAATGGACCTAAGCCTAACTGTATGGTACTTGACTTTGCTGGCAACACCCCACGGCTCGGTCCTATCAATGACCCAGTCATCCCCAAGAAGAAAGGCAAGGGTGGTGGCGACGCACCAGTTCGTATCTGCGAGACCTGCTCGACCTACATTCATGCAAGCCTACGCATCTGCCCTGTCTGCGGCCATGAGTACCCGCCTGAGGTTAAGATCACTTCGCGTGCAGGTGACTCGGAGCTGATCGCATCCAATGGCAAGAAGAAGAAGAAAAGCAACGAGCCTCAGATCGAGACCTTCAAAGTAGACAAGGTAATCTACACCGAGCATAATAAGCAGGGCAAACCGCCGGCTATGCTTGCGACCTACTACTGCGGCCTGCGCAAGTTCACCAACTATGTCTGCCTAGAGCATGAGGGCTATGCCCGCAAGAAAGGCCGTGACTGGTGGCGCGAGGCGATGTCCAATGGAGGCAAGACCAACATGTCAGAAGTTGAAGTGCCGGAGCTGACTTCGGTCGCGCTTGGCATGGCTGCTGATATTCCTGTGGCCACCCACCTTCGCGTCTGGGTCAATAAGACCTATCCGGAGATCATGGCCTATGACTACACCGGCACCGGTTTTGCTGGCGCTGCTAACTTAAACCTAGGAGAACTCAATGTCCCTCAATCCATCCTCAAAGCCGGTGCCTGAGCTGGCTCAAACCCCTGAGATGCGCAAGCTTCAGAAGCTGCATCTCGATGCGGGCTATTTCGCGAGTTGTGTAAACTGCGGTTTTCGTGACGGAGAACAGTGCGGAAAATACAATCAGCGTCCTCCAATGGAATATATCGCACTCGGTTGCGAGCATTGGCAGATAGATATCCCGTTTTAGAAAATTCATAAGTAAATTCCTAAGAAAGGTGTTGACCGATCCCCTGAGCTGTTTTATTATATTAACAAGTTCAGGGGATAAGCCCCAAAACATCAACCCTTATATAGGAACCCGATTATGAAAACTTACAAACAAAAATCATCAGCAGTTCGCGCAGCAAAAGCAGCCCTTAAAAAAGAAGGTATCGCAGATCCTAAAGCTGGTGAGCACTTCGATGTTAAGCCTTGCGAGATGCACGAAGGCGAGTTCATCTGGCACGCCCTTGGTAATCAAACTCCTGCGGAAACAGCAGTGACCACAGAAGAAGATTTCGAAGAAGGCAACAGCCGCCGTGAAATGACTTTCAACGAAGCAGGCGATCCTGTACCGGTGGAAGAAGTAGCGGCACCTTTCAGAAACATCCCATCGCACTACCAAGCAGTGGCTCCTCTAAAGAACACCACTGTTAAGAAGATGGTGATCCAAAACACCTCAACCATCGCTAGCCCTACCAAACAGGTTTGGGAGATCGCAGACCGCATGCGCACTGAGAACCCAGATGTCCGCCGCAAGGATGTGATCCAAGCTTGTGTGGACGCGGGCATCGCTTTCAACACGGCACGTACTCAATACCAGCACTACTTCAAAGCGTGCAAAGGCGAGTACTAATCGGTTATAATTAATCATGTTGGAGGGGCACGGGGCTCCTCCTTACTAGACGGAGCAGATCATGGCAGTTTTCGTAATCGACACTGAGTTGTTGAAAGTCATCAAGGTAGCCAACACGGCTAAGCAAGCGGCCTACTGGGCAGACATCCTAGCGCCTACGCGCAACTATCATATGAACGATGTAGCGGGCAAGTCCCTGTCGGTCTTCTCTGAAAAGGAGCTTCGCAGCATCTACGAGAACACTGACGGTGCACCTCTCACCCTAAACTGGGGCTATGGCGAGCTGGTTCGTCGCACTGTTGAGCTCATCGAACGCCTTGAAGTGGACAACACTCCAATCCCTGAACTTATCAAATTACTTGGCCATGAATTGAAGCCAATCGACCCGAAACCTCAGCCGGAGAAGGGTGGCCGTAAGTCTTCTGGCGCGACAAGCGGTGGGGCTATTGCCACTAGGCCGAAAGCTGGCACAGCGACCGGTAAGGTATGGGAAATCGCAGATGGCCTTTACAAGGCCGCCGGCAACGTGCCGGAAAGAAATGACGTAGTCGCAGCTTGCGTAGCCGAAGGCATCAACCCTGCGACAGCATCTACGCAGTTCGGCAAGTGGAAAAAGGCGCTTGGAACCGCATAACAGGATCTAATAGGGCATTGACCGAGTAAGCGATGTGCCCTATTATATAAACATGTTAAGGGGGAAGCGAACAAAGCCCCTTATCAAAAACAACTTAATCAATCATTAGCATCGGAGCTAAAATTATGAAACGTATTCTTGCACTAGCACTATCTCACACTCTTATGGCAACTGCGACTGACGGTACTGAAGGCGGCGCAGCAGGCGCGGCAGCTGAAGCTCCTGAGAAGCCAGCAAAAGCACCTAAAGATTCGAAGAACGGTGTAACTCGTCCGAAAGCTGGTACTAAAACTGGCCGCGTATGGGAAATCGCTGACGCACAGTCGCAAGCACTTGGTTCTCCTGCACCTCGCGCTCCTGTTCTAGAAGCCGCTACTGGTGAAGGCATCAACGCTGCAACAGCTGCTACCCAGTACGGTCGCTGGCGTAAATACCACGGCCTAGAAGGTACGGGTAAAACAGTTGAAGCGAAGCCAGCTGAAACAGCTGAGCAACCTCAAGTTGAAGACGACGCTGTATAACAACAACAGTCGCTAGGTTTAGGGGAGTTTCGACTCCCCTTTTTAGGCGAAGGTGCACAACATAATCGGGTCTTTGTTTGCGTTCCAGTCCTTCGCCACTTTTCTTACAATCTGATCGATACGGAGGTAACCCGTGATTAAAAACCATCAGCCTAAAGAGCCTCAGTCTCTTATCTTTTCTGAAGTCCTCGATGTCCATTCCATCTTCTTCACCATCCAAGGTGAAGGCATCTTCGCCGGTCACCCTGCTGTATTCATTCGCCTAGCTGGTTGCAACTTGCAATGCCCTGCTTGTGATACTGAGTACACCGAAGGCCGCCAGAAGTTGGCAGTACCGACAATCGTATCAGCTGTTCGCGACGCTAGCCCTCGACAGGATTCACTTCCTATTGTGGTCATCAGTGGTGGCGAACCGTTCCGTCAGAATATCACTTTGCTGGTGAAAACCCTTCTTGAGCATGGCTTCCAAGTCCAGATCGAAACCAATGGTACGGCGTATGTAGATGGCTTCCCATATGAAGACGTCACCATCATGTGCAGCCCTAAGATTGGTTCGGTGCACCGCAGTCTTCGCCCTCACGTGGATGCGTACAAATACGTTATCAGCCACGATGCGGTTAGTGGGATTGATGGGCTACCGACTTCAGTTCTGGCCACAGATAGCGGTGGCAAAGTCGCACGTCCGCAGCCTGACTTCAAGGGCAAGATTTACGTCCAGCCGATGGACGCAAAGGATAAGCAAGCAAACGAGAAGAACCTCGATGCAGCTATCCGCTCGGCAATGAAGCACAACTATATCCTGTGCGTTCAAGTTCATAAAATCATCAACGTGGAGTAATCACTATGAGTAAACTAGGATTGGGCATTAACATCCCTGCAAGCCCAGAAGCAGGAACCACCGCCGTTGTCGTCTTGTCTGGCGGTCAAGACAGCGTTACTTGTTTGGGTCTAGCCTTGCGCTGCTTTGAGAAAGTCTACGCAGTCGGCTTTGAGTATGGCCAGAAGCATTCAGTAGAGCTGGAGCAGGCTAAAAAGATCTGTGACGCACACTCAGTACCATTCGAGCTGTTCGGTATCCCAGCCTTGGCTGAGCTGAATGACAGTGCGCTGATCGGTGAAGGCGGTGACGTTAACCAGCCCCACCACCGCAAGCCAGAACTACCAGCTAGCTTCGTACCGAACCGTAATGCCCTGTTCCTGACCATTGCCCATGCCTACGCTCAGAAGGTGGAAGCAGATGCGTTGGTGACTGGTGTCTGCCAGACTGACTACTCTGGTTACCCTGACTGCCGCTTGCAGTTCATCCAGCAACTGGAGATGGCACTGAACATCGGCTACAACTGCAACATCAAGATCATGACGCCATTGATGCACTTGAACAAGGCGCAAACCTTTGCCCTAGCAGAAGAGTGTAATTTCCTAGACGTAGTGATTAATGAGTCGCATACGTGTTATAATGGTGATCGCACAACGTTACGTGAGTGGGGTGCAGGCTGCGGTGAATGCCCAGCTTGTAAACTACGTGAAGCAGGCTATGTTGATTATGTCAATGGTATGTTCTGATCACGGACTTAGGTGCGAAGGTGGTCCGCTGCATATGCGGCGGATCGTCCTCGACTGCTACAAGAGTGGGACGATTACGTTCACGCTCAAAGGTCAAACAGGTCGCTATGTCTATGCGCGACACGAAGAATATTTCAATGTAGGGAGTTATCTCAAATGGCAATCTCAGCAACCCGATACCACGATTTCTGCGCAGGCCACCGCGTAGCCGGCCACGAATCAAAATGTGCTCATCTTCACGGTCATAACTACCGCGTCCACTTTACCATCGAATCGGAGTCTTCGGACGACCTGCTTGATGACCTTGGTCGTGTGATCGACTTCTCTGTAATCAAGGCTCTGCTTGCAGAATGGCTTGAAGAGAACTGGGATCACAAGTTCATTGCTTGGAAAGAAGACCCACTAATGAAAGACCTAGTCGGCACATACGCTGACGCGACTCTAGGTGGTGGCAAAATGGTTCTGCGCTCCCAACTGCTAGACTCAGTAGTATGGGTACCGTTCAACCCAACAGCCGAGAATATGGGTCAATACCTAATCGATGAGATCGGTCCTCAGCAACTAGCTGGCACCGGTTGTAAACTAACAAAAGTCGTGATCGAAGAGACACGCAAATGCTCTGTAGAGGTGACAGCATGAAAGCAGTAGTAACCTTCAACCAATTGAATGTCCTAGCAATGGGCGTCGCTCAAACAATGCACCAGCTAGGCGCTTGCAAGATCTATGCCGTACCGCGTGGTGGTGTCCCAGCAGCCCTAGCGGTTCAGCGCCACGACAATAACTTCCGTTTGGTCGATGACCCAGAAGAAGCAGATGTGTTCGTAGATGATATCATCGACTCGGGTGCGACGATGCAGCGTTACTGCGAGCAGTATCCCGAGAAACCATTCCTTGCACTTGTGGACAAAACTGAAGGTATGTACCCTGACGAGTGGGTGGTCTTCCCGTGGGAGGTACGCGAAGAGACCTCGGAAGAAACCGTCGAAGACAACATCCGCCGCATGATGCAGTACATTGGTGAAGACGTGGATCGCGAAGGCCTGCTTGAGACTCCTGCTCGCGTTCGCAAGGCTTGGGAGTTCTGGTTCAAAGGCTACCAACAAGATCCGGCTGCGCTGCTCAAAGTGTTCAAAGACGGGGCTGAGAAGTCTGACGAGATGGTGGTGGTCAAGGATATTCCATTCTTCTCCCATTGCGAACACCATATCGCACCGATCATTGGTCTGGCCACAGTAGCCTACATCCCGAACGGGAAGATCGTCGGCCTGTCCAAGATCACGCGCTTGGTCGATGCCTTCGCCCGCCGCCTACAAGTGCAGGAGCGTTTGACCGATCAGATTGCGCAGACTATGGTGGACGAGCTGGAGCCGCTTGGTGTTGCAGTCCAGATCCGCGCGCGACACCTTTGTGTCGAAAGCCGCGGGGTTTCTTCCCTTGGCCAAGAGACAATTACAAACAGTCTGCACGGGGTTTTCAAGGAACAATCAGCTTGCCGCGCTGAGTTCATGACGATCGCGAAGTCCGACAAAGCAATCTAATTAACTCTTGACCGATACCTCCCTTTATATCATAATAATGGGAGGTATTTTTATATTCGGAGCACGCCAATGCGACTGTTTATCGCGGGGATCTATACCTCGAACTTCGGTGCAGACAGCACCATGTATCATCGCCTGCAAGACGGCGAACTATGGGACTACCATAACACCGTGGACTTCAACCTAGAGTCCTACCACTATATCCATAAGCAATCGTTTGTCGATAAGATCAGAGCCGATGGCAAGAAGGTCTTTGTCGACTCGGGAGCCTTCTCATCCTTCTCCCTTGGTGTTGACGTAGACATGCAAGCATATGTTCAGTGGCTCCTAGAGAATGAAGACATCGTACTCAAAGATGATGGCGTCTGGGTAGCCTCAGTACTCGATGCGATCGGCTCAGACCAAGGTACCTATGCCAATCAGGTAGCCATGGAAAAGATGGGCGTGACCCCACTACCCTGTTTCCACTCATACGAAGATCCACGCTTCCTTGAATACTACGTCAAGAACTATGATTACATCACACTTGGTGGTCTGGTACCCCTATCCAACAAGCAGATGTATGACTGGCTTGATATGCTATGGGACAAGTACCTGACCGATGGGGCTGGGCGCCCACTGCTCAAGGTTCACGGGTTCGGTGTAACCTCGCCGGATATCATGCGACGCTATCCTTGGTACAGCTGTGACTCCTCATCATGGGTACAGGTGGCAGCGAACGGCGGTATCTATTACAACGAGCGTGCTATGCCATTCTCAAGCAATAGCCCTGCACGCAAGGTGGAAGGTCAGCACTTCGACAACCTACCGGAGATGATGCAATTCAAGATCGCTGAGGACATAGTCAAGGCTGGCTACACCGTCGAGCGATTGCAAAATGAATACTACACGCGCTGGATCTATAATGCGGCAGCTTATACCAGATTGGGTCGTCATATAGACCAAGTCAGCGGCGTGCGTCAGTTCCTATTAGACCAACCAGGATTATTCTAATGGCAGACCTACTCAAGACCCTCAAGTTTGTTCAAGGTGCGGTTGCTCGCAAGGATTTCGTTGCAGCCCTCACCCACTTCCGAATCAAGGACAACCAGATCATTGGTTACAATGGCAAGATGGCGCTCGGTGGTCCAATTGATATCGAGCTGAACGTGACCCCGAAAGCGACCCCACTGGTTAAAGCGATTGCGACATGTAAGGATACTGTGGCCATGCATATGACCAAGGCAGGCCGCTTGGCAATCAAGTCCGGCAAGTTCAAAGCCTACATCGACTGTACGGAGGAGGTCTTCCCAGAGATCGAGCCCGAGGGCGTTGAATACGAAATGCCACCGGGATTTCTGGAATCCGTCAAGCAGTTAGCCCCGTATATGGCCGAGGACGCGTCAAGGCCGTGGGCGGCCGGTATGCTTTTCCGCGGTACTTCGATCTTCGCTACCAACAACATCGTCATCGTAGAGAAGTGGGTCGGAGAACCGTTCCCAGTGGAAGTGAATGTGCCACGCTATGCGATCAAGGAGCTACTCCGCATCAAGGAAGACCCTATCAAGATCCAGATGACGGAGAGTTCTATCACCTTCCACTTTGAGGGCGGCCGCTGGCTTCGCTCCCAGATCTCGACGCTGGACTGGCCTGACATCGGACGCGTGCTCGATATCCCTAGTCAAGCCAAGACTATTGATCACGAGTTCTTCGATCTAGTGGAACAGTTAATCCCGTTCACTGATGACCAAGATCGGGTATACTTTAAGGGTGATGTAATGACGACCCACTTAGAAGATGAACTAGGATCGTCGTTCGACCATGCTGGCTTACCTACTGAAGGTGTATTCAAAGCCAAGCAGCTAGCCAGTTTAAATGGATTGGCCACACACATTGATTTCAACAACTACCCTGCGCCGTGCCCATTCTTCGGTGATAAGCTGCGCGGCGCCATTATTGGTATGAGGGACTAATGAGTCGATTTGATGCCATCGGGATGTTCTGGGAAGACATCCCATCAACTAAAAAGGGAGGCAAGGTCGACAGACCTATGCCTGCCATCCCAGAGGAAGCCACTTGGCGACCACCAACATACTTGCCTAATATCAAAGATGCGGCAATGATCGCAATCGACTTGGAGACCTACGATCCCGAACTTCTGGAGCATGGACCAGGGTGGGCGCGTGGCGTGGGTCATATAATTGGAGTAGCGATCGGGGCTTGGCACCCGAAGTGGGGCTACGCGAGCTGGTACTTCCCGATCCGCCATGAAACAGAGGCCGGTGACAACTGGGACCCTGATGTCGTTTTAAATTGGTGCCGTGAAGTACTGGCCGACCCAAAACAACCAAAAGTCGGGGCTAACTTAACATATGATGTAGGCTGGTTCAAGCAGGAAGGGGTGGAGGTCAAAGGACCATTGCTCGATGTGCAGTTTGGGGAAGCCCTGCTGGATGAGGCCGCACCAGTAGCCCTTGAAGACCTTGGTCAGAAGTATCTGAACCTAGGTAAAGAATCAAGCCTGCTGTACGACTGGCTATCTAAGTGGAAGGGCGGTAAGCCGAACGGTTCTCAGCGTAAGTGGCTGTATGTGACCCCACCTCGAATGGTTGGTCCTTATGCAGAATCGGACGTTGACCTACCGCTGAGAATCATCCAGCTAATGTGGCCATTACTGCAAGAGCAGGGTCTGCTCACGGTCTTCCAGATGGAGTGCGATCTGATCCCACTTATGATCGAGATGCGCTTTGAAGGGGTATCGGTAGACTTGGATGCAGCCGAGCAGCTTCGCGGTACGCTTGATGAGCGATCGCAATTGTTCCAGAAGCGCATCAAAGATCTAGTTGGATTCAACGTGAATGTGAACGCCGGTGATTCATTGGCGAAGGCATTCAAGCAGGAAGGCCTCAAGTACAACCTGACAGCGAAGGGAAAACCAAGCTTCACGAAAGCATTCTTGGAAGGGGTCAACCACCCACTCGGGGAATACATCCGCGAGATCCGCAAGTGCGAGAAGCTGAAAGGTACCTTCGTTGAATCTTATATTCTTGACTCTCATGTGAACGGGAAAGTCTATGGACAATTTCATCAGCTCCGTGGCGATGGCGGCGGAACGCGCAGCGGCCGCTTTTCATCATCTAACCCAAACCTTCAAAACATTCCATCTCGTGATGAAGAACTCGCCCCATTGGTCCGAGGCCTATTCATCCCTGATCAAGGTCACCTCGACTGGATCAAGATCGACTATGACCAAGTTGAATATCGATTCCTTGCTCACTACGCAATTGGCGGTAAGTCAGAAGACCTGCGCGCGATCCTCAACGCCGATCCGAACACCGACTACCATAACATCGTACTCGAGATGGTGGCACCGGTGGCGGGCTGGGACATCTCAACCAAGGAAGGTCTGAAGCATTGGCGTAAGCCGATCAAGAATATCAACTTCGGTCTGATCTATGGTATGGGTGTTGCAACCCTAGCTGCCGGCTTGAAGATGAAGAAGCAGGAAGCGCAGAACCTATCTAACACCTATCACCAAGCAGCCCCCTACGTGCAAGCCACGATGGACGAGTCAATGGAGCTGGCGCAGTCGCAAGGGTACGTGACCACAATCCTAGGTCGTCGCAGCCGCTTTGACCTATGGGAGCCGGCTAAGTGGGGACGCGATGTTCATCCTCTGCCGCTAGACCAAGCCATTGTTCGCTACGGCGGTAAGATAAAACGTGCGATGTCCCATAAGGCATTGAACCGTCGATTGCAAGGTGGTGCAGCAGATTACATGAAGATGGCTATGCTCAAGTGCTACCAAGACGGGGTCTTCGATGAAATCGGGGTACCTCGCCTAACCGTCCACGATGAACTGAACTTCAGCCGCCGCGATGACTCCAATGCCGAGGCATGGCGCGAGATGCAGCATATCATGCAAAACGCGATCCCAATGCGCGTTCCTATCACAGCCTCCCCTGAACACGGTCCTAACTGGGGTCGAGTAAAAGATATCACTTTCTAGTTGATTAACTCTACGCGATCGGTTAATATTAATCATGGTTAAGGCAATGGTGCTTTAACCTTGATTAAGGAGTCGCGCATGAACGCATTTCTAAATGACGGCGAAGTAGTCGTTGCAACCGAAGACAGATTCAACGATAACGATGGATCGTACCACCTAGCCTACATCTGGAATGGTGTAAGCCTCCGCACTCTTAACTACTCAAATGGATACAACAACGTACCTTTCGACGCAGCCCAAGTGGACGCTACTCCTGAGCAAAAGGAAGCGGCAGCCGAATGGTACGCAAGCACAATCAAACCAAGCCACGGTCGCCTATCAACCTTCATTGGTCACCAGTACCTAGTTAAGCGTTCGCGTAAGATCAAGAAGGGCACAAAGGTTGTTGTGCGCAATGTTAGCGATCGCATGTACAACCCGCGCTTCAACACTTACGACCCTGAGCGTGCGTTGGTGGAAGTTGTGGACACTACCGAACACCATGAAGCCGGCTACTGCTGCTGGATCTCGCTTGGCTGTTTGGACGAGTGGGTTCATGGTGCGCGCCCATGGTGGGCGTAACTATGAAGCGAGTAAGGGCGACCAAGAGAGGCATCCAGCTATGGGTGGATGCTGCCTCATATACGACACGTGCATTTTATATTCGCGTGAAAGATAATTTTATTGAGGTTGGGCGCTGCGATCGCAATGCCTGCTACAATCCTAAAACGATTAAGACTATGCAAGCGAAGGCTCGGAGGCTACTATGAACCTATGGCAAAAGATTAAGACCGGCAACCTGCACCCGATGGTGGCAATGTGCTTGGTATACATGTTGGTGATCGGGGCTGTAGCCTTGGTCATGGCGATGGACTTCCAAGACGAGGTTCATGAGAAGGAGCATTACTGCTCTATGGTGGAGGCCTTCGTTGAAACTGATGGGGAGTACGGTTGGCCGGATTACAAGGGCACTTACGACAAGTATTGCGATTGACATGAGGTGGGGTAACCCTCACTAAAAAGAAAGGGGCTAACCAATATGGTTGCCCCTTTTTTTTATTTTGCCTTTTAGTGGTGAAGGTTATTCGGCCGTGTTCTCAGTAATGTACACCTTGACCGGACGACCAGTGTCTAGATATTTACTAAATAGGCTGCGTACTGCGCTGGAGGTGGTGTAATGACCCAACCATGCAGCATTCCAAGGCACGACCACTTCAACCGAGTCATTATCTTCCCCGACGTAGAGCACATTCAGGGACTCCCAACCATTGAAGCGCTGATCATTGAAACCTCTCAGGATGAGGCCTGAATCATTCGCATTTACAACGTGCAGCAGCCAGACCACAGGAGTTCCTGGTGACCCGAACTCGTTAGGAGTGATTGAACCGTAGCTAGTGGTATAACCGAGATCTGTCGAACCCGCTGCCTCGACCACAAGCTCAAACTCGATAGCATCTGGTGGAGTTGGTACTTCCCATTCGGATATGAACACCTCGATGTTTTGACCGACCTTGCTCTCAAGGTAATCGGTGATCTCGGTTGCTTGGCTACCATCAGTTTCGTACCCTAAGCCGCTGCGCACCACCTTGAAGGATAGCACACCATCAAGGTCCACTGTTAGTTCGTCTAGATCGTTCCACGAGGAGTAGTTTACAGACCTCATAAAGAACCTGAATGGGGCTGAATTTTTGTCCTGCCAGAAGTAATCCAATTCTGAACCGTCAGACCAGACACCGTCGATCACTGTCCCGATAAAGTTACGTTCATAACCAACACGTGAGGCTGATGAGCCAACTTCAATAATAAAATCAGCTATCACCATGGTAGTGAGGGTTGCAGCATTAGTTGCCAAGGTGTCCACACCATCCGAGTAAACAGCTCGGTACTGATTCTGGTCTTCTGATCCGTCAAGGGTCGGAGTGGTATAGGTCTGTTGGGTCGCACCGGCAATCTCTGACCAATCCACACCACCGTTCACACTTACCTCCCAAGCCACCGACACCCAACCAAGCGCGTCACTAGTAAAGGTCGCCTGAGAACCAATACCAGCCGTCTGGTCTTCAGGGTGCTGAGTGATCTCTAATGGAATGAATCGTTCGGACAAGAAGACTGTGTTCTGGAAAGCCACCTCACCATTACGCTTAGTGTCGATTTCAAAACGATAATCAGATGCAAGGTTACCGTGATCATTTAGCTCATCGGAAGTAGAGTAAGCCGCGCTGGTACCCTGAGCATCATTGACGAACGCACGTAGCTGGTCATCCCCGTAAATACGCACATCATAGGTAACCCCAGCCTCAGGACCAATCGAACCAGCGGTGAAATCGTATAGGATGTCTGCCTGCTGGATGCGGTCACGGTGAGCCCAAGTCAGATTGATATCACCTTGGAATTGCTCAGGGAAGTACTCCCCGTTTAGTTGCACGTTACCAGCTGGATACGGTTTTGTCTGGCGACGGACTAGTGTATAGCTGTCAATAGGTGCTTCGGTTGGGTCTAGGATGCCCTGTACGGTTTTAGTTAACAGCTGGGATCGAACGGTCTCCCCTGCAACATAACTGGTGCTATCTAGGTCAGCAAACTCATCGTAGAATACAATCTGCTGTAGAGCTTCGTGGTCTTGAGGGACTGTATCACACAAGCCACGGGAGATCTGCATAACAGAGGTCTCAAGGTTCATCTCGTCGACACGGACTAACTCAGTACCAATCGCTGCAAGGGTACCGCGAGCAACCAAGTCTAAATCGGCAAACTGCGACAAACGTACAACTGATTCCATGCGATCCAATGGATCTAGGTTGCGAGCGAACGGGCTGAAATCGACCTCTCCCTTCTCTACCAACTCACCACCAGACGCTGAGTCATTACGCTGCACTACGCTAAGTGAGTCGGCGGTTGGGCGACCTGCTGTGGTCAGGAGATATTCATCAGTCGGGTCAAGAGCCTCTGCTTCTTGTTGACCTAGGAGCTGAACCAATTCGCGGTAAGGTGCCGATCGGTATAAGCGTAGCTCAGGGATGCGTGGAGTTGATACCGGTGGTTCCCATTCAGTTGGAGGGGTAGGTGCATACACAGCGTCCCCGAATGCAAAGATGTCTTGCACTACGGTCATGGTTACCGATGGATTGGTCTCAGTACCGTAGTCAACGTCTACTATACGCATGATGATCTCTTGGATGCCGAGGCGAGGCCAAGACATTTTGAAAACATCCCCGATTACTAGGTCTTGCGCAATCGCTCTCGCGGCTTCGACTGTGCACCCGATTAGCGGGGTGGATACGGTACGTAGATCTCGCATGGCCACACGGTTTGCAAGGTCGCTGTTACAGATCGCCGGATACTGCTTGGTGGTTGCAATCGCCGCGCCTTGCTGACGGGACAACGCGATATCTTGCACTGTCACAGACGCATCGGCGAGTGATTCACGATCCCAGTACTGGACTGTCACCTGAGAGGTTAGATCACCGACCAGTGGTTTGGTGTAGTCAGTGATGTCTACGATCTGGGACTCATCCAAGACAGGGATTGTATCTGGGTTGTAATTATCACGGATTAAGTTGATCTCGAAGAGCCCAGTACGGCGGTTGACATAAAGCGCCCCGTCAATATGCTCCATGATATCAGTGATGAACTCATTCAATGGTTTCTGGGAATCCCATAGGACCGACAACCCGAAACCTTCATTGAACAAGGTGACTGCGGCTGTCTGGAAGTTACCGTTATTGATCGCAGAGACATCAGTGCCCATGCCCCAGTCACGGTTGGTTAGACATTCACGGATGATATGGACTGGGTTCATATCATAGGTATTGATCGCTGCGTACTGCGGGTACCACTGAGCTTCACCCTGAGCATTGGTGGTATGGATGCGCTGAAGCAGCCAGCCCCAGTTCTTGAGATACGGGGTATTGCCGACGTAGACCTGATTAAGGACGGCGCAAGTCACTCCACGGAATGCCACACCAAGACCTTGGATCACGCGGCTAAGGTACCCGTTGACACCTTGGTTCGGTTGCCCGAGCTCTAGGTCCAACCAACCTTGAATACCGCCTTCACCTTCTGGTGGATCGCCACCGAACAATCCCGGAGCATTCACGTATACTCGGTTCCCTGATTGGGAGGTATCACCCTCCCAAGCGGTCTTCTCATCTACACGGATCTTCAGTAAGCGGTCAACTGGACCATGGCACAAGGCCTTGTGCATACCAAGATAGTAGCGATAACCTACTGTTTGTTTTTTCGAGCCGCCCATGCCGCCTCCACTACATCTTTACCCATCTGATCACCGGTAGCAAGGATTGCTTCTTCCGGTAAGCCATTTTTGACGAACTCATTCCAATCGAGCCCGTAACGCTCAAAGAACGCACGGGCTCCACGGCTACAGAAATGAACGCGTCGAACATCCGACATCGTGATCTGCATATTACTTCCTGATTGCTACAGTACGAAGATCCCCGTACCAAGTTACGTTTGGACCTGTGATTTCTCGCGTCCCGAACAGGACAGGGATCTCACGGCCGTCTTCAGCTGTGGGAACGGTGAAGTCCCCTAGCCCAGCCGACTTCATGCTTTGAGTCTTCGGTTGCATAGCAAAAGAGACAGCAAGAGAAACCGCAAAGGCAATAACAAATGCTACAAACATTATTGAATCCTCCCTCCACCGAACGGGTTAACATCTGGAATCCAAGGCCACCCGCCGAAGTTGATTTCGTTATTGAATTTAGCCTGACAGGTGGAACGTAAATGATCGCACCCCGCCAATAAGGATACATCACTTCCGACTGGAATATCAATCGGTCGATTGATCCTTACAATATCACCTTGGTGGTCTAGGATGAACCTCGCGCCCTGCGGACCGGCATCAACAATGCCGGCAGTGAAGTACCCGTCTGGGAATCCAGCCGCTTCCGCAAATCGAAGGTTCACGCTATCCGTCACTTCGAGTAGCTCGGCTTGCACTCGGCTAGAATCGTAATCAATTTGGCAACCTTGATCATATAGCTCATGACGGCAGGTCTTAGTATAGCGTGCGCGTAATCCTGGTCTGACCACAGTAGTGTACAGGGATTCGCACTCGATTTCGATTTCGTCCCCGTTGGCCTTTGCTGAGATAGCTCGACCGCTCCAGTTTAAGATCCAGCTGCTACCGCCCTGCTCCCCACGGAAGACCGAGACTTGGAATGGGATCTCGTTTGAGTAGTTGAGCATATCCAGTGCGAACGGTACTGTGCGAGCGAAGGTCAGTGTCAAGGATGATTTATAGACGTCATCCGTCACACTCACGCTGCTGCGCTCCATGGCTACTGGTACATAAGGTACATTATTGTACATCACAAGGCGGTTGCCGGACGTGAAGCCCTGCACAAAGGCGCCTTGCGTAAATCGGTAGAGCTCTACTGGCTTGCTCATTAGATTTCTCCGGTTGGTAATGCTTTGATCGGTACGGTCACCTGAGACTTACCTCGGCGCTCATAGCTGAATTCGACCCGATCAGTATCAAGTCTGGACATGAGTAGCTCACAAATGATTTCGACATCAGCTGGAGCAAACGACGTCCCGATCGGAGCTTGAAGGACTATAACATCATAACCTTCTGCGTTCTGGTAAGCGTCGATGGCCTGAGCGTAGATCTCTTGACCTGAACGCAGTTTAACCATTAAGTTACCGGCATTGCGGTAACGCGCGAGCTCTATGTACTCTACGACCAGTTCTGTATCAGCAGAACCAACCGCACGGACTAGATTCAAATCGTTATTCCAGCTTGGTACCCAGAACTGGTTATAGCGCCCTCGGCAGTACCCGACGAAGTTACGCATAGTCCATAGCTGCTCCAGTGTTTCGAGCGGGAACGTCATGGTGCGGTCAAACTGGGTGTAATCATAATCGGGTACCCCGTCTACTACACCAGTAGTATAATCGAACATGGCGTATTCTTGGTAGTGATCTTCCGCAAAGCCACCTTCGTTCAACGGGCGCCAGTTAAGGACTGGATCGTTCCGCCATGATGGGAACGCGTTAGACCATTCTCTGTCATCTTCATGTAAGTAGAACACTGCGTTTAGCTCCACCCAGTCGGTGGTAGTACGTGTCGCGCGAGCACCCTGATAGGTATCAACCAGTTTGATCGGTGCAACGTACAGATTCGAACGGTTCTCGGCCAGTGGTGGTTCAAACGTGATTCGGTCTGATTGAAGATCGGTGATGATCCCAACCTGAGAGAACTCATTGGTATCCCATAGAGCAACCATCCCGTCTACCTGATAACGAGTCAAATCGGTATTGACTATGACAGTATCTGTGCCCGCGCTCACGTTACCGATTCTGGATACCTCCATCCATAACGGAAGTGCGAACGGTTGCGGGCTCCAACCTAGGGCTAATGTTTTAAAGCGCGCGTATTCTTTCGGAGATAACTGGAAGTTAAATTCCACTTCTTCGCGAGGTAAATCTCGGATACTGAAACGCTCCTCATCCTGCTTAGTCCTCGTGATCGCCGTAGCCCACTCCAAGGTCTCAACAAAGTTACCTTGCGGGATAAACGGGAAGATCACCGCTCTTAGACCGGTTACCCGCGTAACACGAGATTCCCCATTACCGAAGAACCAAGTGAATGAAGCGTCGATAATTGAGTCAGTATTCAGCGATACATACAGGTTGTATTCTGCGTCCCCGTTGGCGAAGATTGGGTCGGTTAAGTCTAGTCCGTCTTCCTTAGTACGGGTCAGCTCCATACCGGTGCCACCGTCAATCGCGATTGACTGGATGGTGAGTGGTTGCAGGTAACTGTGCCACATGCGAATACGGTGGTTCGATTCTGCCGCCGTGGTACCTACATCAATTAGCTCAGGGTAGAAGAAGATCGAGTCCTGCATGGTATCCCAAACAGAGCGGAAGTCATAGCCTCCGACGTTAGGTTTGGTTTGTGGCCACACAGGTTTCGGTCTGGCGTTATTCGCTAAGTCGAACCCACCTATCATCAGATAAGGGGTATTCTCCGGCAGCGGTGGTGCCGGAAGAAGATCGAAAGCAATTACGCTACCAAACAGATGTGCATTTGCCATATTATTCTGGTCCTTCTAGGAACGCGTAACCGTGGGTGTTCGTACCACCTGCACCATAGCCAGGAAATGTGCGCCAACGCTGGCCATTCATGATCACTTCTTGGCCGATACCAAGGTAGAGCATATTACAGTAACGCATATGAGGGCATTCACCTTTGATGATCTTTAGGTTATCAAAGTTGCTCCCAACGTTATTACTATAGATGAGCAGCACAGGAAGGAAGTACGAGGTCAGTGACGGTTCAAACTTGATGTTTTGCCAAATGTTTGAGTACCATCCCATGAAGGTACCAGAAGTAGCCCCGATACTGCCCCAACCAGACGCCCAGTCATAACCAGTCCACGACTGACCTCCCGGATAGTTATACCAGTTGGCCGTCACGCCATCTGGTTGACGGTCTAGAAGTTTGCCGGCTTGTGAGGTATTCCATGTCGCAGATGCGGACTGGTGAAAGGAGAATCGCGCGGCGCCGTTTGACTGGTTATAGACTGTCACGCCGTCAAAGTACCACTGTACATCATTGTACGGGGCGCTCGTCTTCATCTCTGCATGAACACCTGCGAATAGGCGCCCAGTATCATCAGAATGGTTCTCGAAGCATAGAGCAAATTCCCTAGTATCAGGGTTTGTAGCTAGGTGCATAGTGCACGGGTAGCTCAGATACTGGCGTTGGTGGGATGAAGCGGAGCTCTGCTCAGGTGTACCCATCAAAGGAGACTGATTATCCAAGGAACTGCCACTGGTATAGCCTGTACCAGCATACATGTTAAGGGTATCATAGATTCGGCTATCATTCCCAAGTCGCGCGCGTTGGAAGTCCAGTCTCAGGAACGTGATTGGATCTAATTGAACAATCAACCGTTTGGACGGCTGGCTGTGGCTGATGTACTCTTCTGAAAACAGCACGTCAAAACCTTGTTGTGTGAATAAAGCAATCATGGCATCAGCTGCGGATACCTTATCAACTGCATCTTGAGTTCCGTACGCCATTACACTAACTCCATTACTAAATAATCATATTGATCCGCTCGGTAAACGTTTTGGACTACCAAGAACTGACGCCCGTCGTCATGGTCAAGGATCTGACCATTCGCAAGGCTAAATCCAGCAACATGGTAAGCACCAACCACTTCTCCGACCACACCATCGGCTGAAGTCGAGTACATCATTGGGCTAAGCGGCACGTCCCCGTTTTCATAAGGTCTTGCAGTATCGTAGATGCCCGTATACATGTTAGGGAATACCGCGTTAGGCTTAGTCCACGCACTGTTATAGTTCTGTAGGTGGCATGGGTTTGTCCCACGGATGTATTGCCAACCGGAGTAGTCGTTACCCTGACTGGACCAACGCGCGTTAACATTGGTGCCCACACAGAAGCTGCAAACAGGGGCAGGCCAGTGGCCGCGCGAAGTATATGTTCGCAGGTTACCGCCGTAATAGTACTGAGTTGTACCAGATACGAAGGTCGCGATCATAATACGGTCTAGGTTTACTATAAAGTAGTAAGGGATATCCCCATCCCAAGAGTATACAGCGGAGTCTGGGCTCGCGTTAACTAAGGTATCATACGGAACATCAACAAACACCGATGAAGCCTTGCAGCGGATATTGAAGGTATCACTTTCCGGTAAGCTATTCGTACGGAACGCGAGAACAATGCTGTCATCCCCGACGGTACCAGTTGACTGAAGAATCAGCTCGTATTCCCCATCGACAGGTGTATCCCAGCGACGCACCGTCCAACCGTTCGCTGATGCGAATGCGTGAAGGGCTACAAGAATTTCCTTGTGCCCGCTTACTGTTCCATTTTCCCAAGCCATTATGCCACCATCCCTTTGAGCGTTCTGGTGTTACGCTTCAATACATTCATGATTACTTTCTCCCCAGCGGTTGATCCTAAGTACTCGCCCATCACTTCAGGGTCGATTGAGTTAATTATACGGATGTTTGTCTGAGGATTCACTGCTTGCGGAGAGGCCTGCTGATTCGCGACAAGCTGACGCAATAGGTCACTTGTATCCTCACGGCCAGTCACGTTGGCAGGACCGCGTACTAGCTCAGGACCATATTCACCAACGATACCGACACCGCCCGCAGGGATGTTACCGCCCTTATCATACATGCCGGTGTACTGCACGCCGGCAATGGTGCTCACGATACCTGCGGTAGCCGACGCCACTGTGGCCATAGCTGGTAGGTTAGCTGGGAACGGTAGTGCCGCTGCACCTGCAATACCTTGTTGGATCTTCATGATCGCATCCGCAATCGCGAACGCTTTTGAAGCCGCAAACATGACCTTGTAAAGTGCCGACTGTTCACCTGCAAAGGTCTTGGATAGATCGGCTAGGCCATCGAAGAGTTGCGCACTTGAGTTCCATAGAAGCTGGCGGCGCTCTTCTTCTTGCTTGGCCAAGCTGTCCATGTAATCTTTGTGGATTGCTTCTTCGATGCGGCGGCGCTCTTCGCCTTCCAACCAAGTCGCGTTTTGAACCATCTCAAGGCGGCGCTGGTAGGACTGCTCGAGCGTTTCCTGAGTACGGTCAAGTTGCTGCACCAAACGGTTTAACTCACGCTCATCATCTGCACGCAAGGCGGCGTCGCGGTCTTCAGCTGCTCTGCGAAGTAGGTCGTTCTGAAGATCCGAGTTCGCAGTGGTGTTCTGAAGGATGATCTGGCGGCGGCGCTCGTAGGACTCTTGAATAGCCTCTTCCTGAGACAGCAGCTCCTGACGGACGCGCTCAAGGGCTTCAGCTCCCGCTTGGCCGTCATCTCCGCGACCCTCGAATGCACCAACGTTTGCGAACGCGTTGTTGCGGGACTCCGCGATCGCCTCAGCCGCCTCATTCATGCTGTTTCGCATATTCTCAAGCCACTGGTCTACCTGATCGGTAGGTAACGGCTCGTTAGCAAGGGTACGTAGGGAGTGGGTTAATTCGCCAAGCTCTAAGCGGGCATTATTCAAAGCAACTGGGTCGTAGGCCTCCACCGGTCCTAGATTAACCATCTGCTCCATTGCAACGTATGCTTCTGCCGCACCATCGCTTAATTGAGCTAGACCGTAAAGAGCCCAGCGCACAGGAAGCGTAATACCTTGGACAATACTCTCTTTGACGTTCGGCATTGAGGTCGCGATGAAGTTTGTGAACTCCATGAAACCGATCTCAAGCGACTTGACCGCCACTTGGCCAGTCTTAAAGATCAATTCTAGGCCGCGCCAAGCATCAGCAAGGTACGCCCCGCCTTGGACAATACTCTCTTTGACGTTCGGCATTGAGGTCGCGATGAAGTTTGTGAACTCCATGAAACCGATCTCAAGCGACTTGACCGCCACTTGGCCAGTCTTAAAGATCAATTCTAGGCCGCGCCAAGCATCAGCAAGGTACGCCCCGCCTTGGACACCAACCGTGACCACATCAAAGATAGTATCTTGAAGTCCTCGCGCACCGCCAGTCGCTTCGGTGAACATGTCTGACAGACCTGCCACTACTGGAGCAAGCTCGACGGTGATTGCACGCCCGAGGGTACCGGTGATTGAACTAGCGCGGTAGAGCGCATCATTCGCTGCTTCCACCTTAGCAGCATCGACACGGGAAAGTGTCAGGCCTAAGTAGTCTGCATCATCCGCCATAGCTCGAAGACCTTCTGAACCATCTTCGAACATGTTGACCATTTTGATACCTTCGCGGCCGAATAGCTGGAAGGCCAAGCGGGTACGCTCCGAGCGGTCTTCAACAGAAGCGAAACCATCCGCCATCACATACATCTGTTCTTCCGGACGCAGTTTGGCTAGTTGGTCTACTTCGATGTTGAGGGCTTCATAAGCTCGACGCAGGCCTTCGTTACCGTTGGCTGCATCATTGGTACGACGTGTTAAACGCTGTAGTGACGTATCCAGAGCGTCCGCACCCAAGCCGGTAAGCTCGGCTGCATGGCGGAATTGCGTTAACGCTTCTGTAGAGACACCAATGGAGTCCGCATGCTTCGCGGTCTGGTCAATGGCGTCACCTTGAATCTTGTATAGAGCGGCAAGAGCGCCGGTGGCTGCTACTGCGCCACCGACGAGAAGTTTAGAACCAGTTGAGAATGCTCGGGTGAATCGGGTTGTGGCCTTCTCCGCCTGATCACTACTCTTGGTTAGTCTGTCCAGATTCCCAGTCGCAGTGACGGTGCCGTCATCGTGGACTCGGATCTGGAGCGTTGCGGTATCAGCCATCCGACATAATCCTCCAATACATTCGGTCTAACGACCTTAGTAGTTCAACCTCCCAGACAAGCAGGGAGCGGTTCATCATATTGCTCCATGCTTGCATCTCTTGGTAGGTAATCGGACCGGAGCTTAGCATATCTACGAACCAGTCCCAAACATAGATGAATGCAGGGCGTGGTGAGTCTTCGTGTTCTGCTAGCTCCTTAGGTTTTCTGCCGGTTGCCTTATATACCTGATTGAGATGATCTCGGAGTTTTACTTTTGATCCTTTTGGGCATCGTTCGAGTTTGAGTTCTCGTTCTGCCCATTTGCAGACGGCTTCGCATTGAGTTCGAAAAAATCTTTACGAGCACCTGCCTTGGTATTGATCAGGTTACGCACCTGTGGCGCTTCGCGCAGGAAGTCCATAACGTTCTCAAGGGTACACTCCATAGGGAATGACCAATCCTTGACCAATACCGAAATTAGTTCAAGCTCGATCTCATCCATCACCTTTGACTTGGTGTCTGGGTCGACCTTGCGCTTCTTCTCTTTCGCTTCGGCTTCTAGCTCTGCAAGGGCTTCAGCCGTCTTACGCATGGTTTGCGTTTCGCGAGTACGGAAGATATCTGAGTCTACGCCACGGATGACCACAAACTCAGCGGTCGGCGTACCGTCCGGCAAAAGCAGAGGGACTTTGATGCCCTTCTCTGCGTTTTGACGGGTGAAGAATTGATCCATTGTAGCGGATGCAAGTGATTTCTTAGTAGTCATAATTGGGCTCCGATCCTATGACAATTATTCAGCAGGAGCAGCTGGTGCGCGTACGACCTGCAAGTTTGTACCAAGCGTAGTATCAAGCAGAGCTTGGAAAGGCATGCTCAGCATTACTGAACCTTCGCCTTCCACGTCCGGTTGACCGCCGGTGTATTTGATGCGCGGGATAGTCCAAGTTTGAACGTTACCTTCTGCATCCGGTAAATCGAACTCGATACTAGAATCATCTTCATTCAAGAACTTCTCTACCAGAGCAGAGGACTCGAAGTAAGCTGTCATAGTACCGGTCAAGTTTGAGCGTCCCACTTCTGGGAGGATTGAATCTTTCGAGCCAACCACGAAACGAGCAGCTAGACCGTTATCTAGGCTTAGGCCAAGTTCAGTGATCACCGCGATGGTCGTACCACCTTCACGTAACTCACCAGTGAACGAGTCAAGCGGTGAAGTGGTAGTTGGCGGGTTGATGTCAGTCGCAGGATCTGTGCCTGTGATCTCTTGAGATTGGCCGATTACACCAAATGTGCCGGTGATCATCGCATTCGCGTTAACCGTTAGAGTCATGGTGTTGATCTCACAGCCGGTGTAGATGAAGTACGGGCTGGCCGATGGATCTGTATCAAGCAGGTCAGCGAAGTAGCGCAGGAACGTGAACGACTTACGTTCAATACCGCACTGGAGAGTGTCATTAGCCCACTCACCTTGAAAAGCTGATTCAAGCAGGTTGTCGAATGAACCGTAACTCAATTCGAAGTTGATGTCACCACCGACTTGGTTTGCGCCCAAGCGGAAGTCAGCAATTTGACGGTCATCGCGGATCTCTTCTGATTGAAGTGAATCCTTTGAAAGACCAAGTGTTGTGCCTGTAATACGAACCGTATCAAATACCGGATCTGCCGGAGTCTGACCGTAGACCGCTTCTTCAATCGCATACAGGGAATGACGTGAACCGTTAGCCATCGTCTTGTCTCCTTAGTTGGTTACAGGCACGGGAAAAACCGTAGCCTTTCAAGGAAGTCTACGGCAAGAGGTTCGAATTGTCACGGATCGGTTAGATCCTGTGGTCAGCGTCGGCTTAGTCGGCTAAAGTAAGTGACAGATACGCTTGCTCGCCAGTAGCCCTCGACCTCGCGGCCTTCATCAACAGTGGTCTCGCTGACCTTCACGGTGACTCCTTGATTGCTAAAGCTAGCCCCAGCTGGGAAAGCAGCTGCAAGGCTATCGCAAGTCAAGTTCACGTCTCGGGTGCCCTTGTTCAACGGGAAGTTCACGTTGATCTGAAGGATTCCCGGATGGTTGTCGCGTCCAGCATCACCAAGGGTGGCAACCGTACTAATGCCTCGGATATTTTCCAAGCTAACCCATAAGCCGTCCGGCTTCTCTTTAAGGTCGCGGTTCGGATAACCAGTCGGCAAATCCAAGCCTACATCTCGGTAGGCTTGGATCAGGATTTGTTCAATGCGATAATAGTTAGCCGCCATATTTCTTCCTGCTCGCTTCTACAATTTGAGGCCATGCGGCCATGTGTTGATCGAAGGTGCCTTTTGGTGTTTGCGCACTCCAACCTTCCTGCATGATCGGGACGGCGTATGGCAAGTTGTTACTATACCAGATATCGTCTCCGAGCTTAGCTCCCATTGTAACCGTTTTCATTCGGTTTATCACGGTCTGCCGGTCAGTAGGTGGATTCATTACTTCACCCGAGAAAGGCCTCTCAAGTGTGCAAACCCAGTTGCCTCTCAAGATGCCTTTATCGACTGCAGTACTAATCGTAATTCTTGCAAACAGGACGAAGGCCGCATCACGGCGGATCTTATTGATTGTGCATTCGTCACCTTTGATCGTCTTATCGACGAAGGCCTTGATCTGTTTAGCAAACATTATCGTGTTAAGTCCAGCATATAGATGACCACAATATTAGCGGGTTTCACCGGTTCAAGTGCTGTCATCGGGAAGCGTTTACCGTCGACTTCAACCTCTTCCCCTTCCTTCGGGTCGGCATCGGCCGTTAAAATTAGTGACTTCTTCGCATGCCATGCCATTCCCGTCCCATCGGTTAAGGCCATGGCTACCTGCTGATCGGCCACCACGCCCGTTACACTGCGCGTCGGACCCGCTTCAGTTTCCCCGCCCTCGGCAGGGTCATATTCACCCTCCGCGTGGACGGTGAACTGGGTACCGAACTCGTTGATGACTTCGGTAGCCTCGGTGCGCAGGTCAATATAGAATTGGTCGCTCATCGGATCACCCCATTAGCCGAGCGCGTGTACTTGCGCATGTTGTAGTCAGGGCGAGGGTGCTGCAAGTATGCGCCCTGAGAGACCACTCCGACGAACTCCTTCTCAGTGGTGATCGGACCAACAACTGTCTTGGTCTTCTTGATTTGCTGAGGCGAGTTGCTTGGCGGAGTCGGGTACAGGGTACCATTGGTCTTCTGGATGATCGCATACTCTGCGCACGCGTCTTGCACTCCAGCTGGGACACCTTCGATATCGCGGCCATAACGGTCTGTAAGGTAGAGGCGAGGAAACTCTAAAGCCTGCACGGATCGGAGCGGACGCCCACGCAAAGAGTTACCCCACCTCGTATCGGTATAGATAGTCGCGACCTCGATCGCGTCTTCTAAAACTTCATCGTCACCGTCGAATTGGAGCCCGTGCTTGCGCGCGTACTCTTTTACGTAATCTACATCGACATAGGCATTCGCATCTTCTAGGCCTGTGCCGTCTTCAACAATAAGTGCCATCGCTATTCTCCGAATACTTCAATCATGTAAGGGTTGCGGTATTCCAGCACGTCAGTGCGCACAGAAGTAGTACCGGCGCCGATGCGCACGGTCAGAGTATAAACAGGTTCATCGACACGGAAAGTGATCCAAACCCACGTCCAACCATTCGCTGAGTTGACAGTACGTTGATCACCAAGCAGAGTGATACCTGTCTGGTTCAAGGCCGCAATCGCCGCACCGTAGTTGCCTTCATCGTGCTTCATACACTGGTAGCCCATGCGGTAAGTTGAACCAACCGTCAGGAGCGGATTGTTCACGTGGACCTCGTACGTCACATAAGCCCGACCGTTATCGGCCTCTGAGATTAGGCTCATGAAACCAGGATCATACTCTTCGCCCTGTCGGATAGACCCGTTGTCCGCAATAACTAGTCCGTGACCGTCGGGTGCGAGGTCTAGGTCTAGGCCTGCAAATTCTCGGTTTACGTAAACGTTATTGGAGTCGTCGATATTATCGACCACGGCCTCAAGCCAGTAGGTGCGGTTCGCATCAAACAGGTTGTACAGATCTTGGCTGGTACCGGTGTAACGCGTCTGGTCTGGTTCATAGGTCATAGGAACCACTACCAGATTAGTCCCGAAGTCAGTACAGATCAGGTCAAATCCTGCGAACGGCGGGAAGTTGTATGTGTCCGTCTGGAAGATCACTTGGCCGCTGGTCGGACCAACATCGATGCGAGCCACTCGGTCATCAAATCCCGGAAGTTGCTTAGGTTCAAGGTCACCGAAGTTCTGGCTCGGGTCGTTGGTATTCAAGCGATACCCGATGCGCTGGCTATTAGGGTCTTGGCCGACACGAATCGTGCTTTGAGGGCGTGAAGGTGTTTCTGCTCTGGTGCCGACCCACTGGCCAAGCTTGGACTCAAACAGATCCCGCACTTCTTGGTTATCGCCCATGTAGCGCAAGGTTGCGTGGTTCCAGCTAAGGTTGACGGTTATCTCCGCCCCGTCATCCCCTTGAAGGACAAGGGCGAAGCTTAGGAGCGGTGGATAGTTGTAGGTCGCCGTCTGGAGCTGAACCCCACCATTGATACCAACATCTAAACGTGCAATCGCGTCTTGAATGCCGGCTACGGTTCGCGGATACATGCTACCGTATGCCTGAGACGGATCATTCGGATTGTAACGATAACCGATGCGGGTGCTCTGCGGATCTTCCCCGATCTGAACGACGGCTTGGTAACCTTCTGGGATCGGTGGGAAGACCTCTCTGTCACGGGCTAGCCTACGGCGACGCGCTAGGTAAGCCAACAAAGGTCGGTCTGAGCGCCAACGATTCTTGTGAAAGCGGATCGCCATAGGTAGTCTCCTTACTTGCGGCCAGCGCGGCGCTTAGCTTCAGATTGCTGGTAGCGTTTAACAGCTGAGCGAACCTCGACTCGCTTCTGTGCAGGTGTCTTGCGGAACTTGCGAGCCACCGCTGTATAGTTCTTGCGTGCTGCGGCTAGTTCACGTTGGGCTGCACGAACCTTCTGTTCTGCTGCATTGACTAGAGCTGATGCTTCGTCAAGGGCGTTCTTGGACGTCTTAGCCTTTGCTAGAACTTCTTCCGGTTCCGGATCAGGGTCTGGCGTCGGCTCATTGAACTGAGGTGCACCTTCATCAGCAAGCTCTTGGTCCTGCTTAGGGTTCAATTTCACTTCTGGCTCAGGCGTTGCAGTACCTGTGGCCACAGTAGTAGGCAGGGTCTGGTTCGAGCGCGTGAACTCGGGTGCGACGGCTGTTACAGATTGGCGTTGGACGGCAATACCGACCATCTCCGAAAGTGGGTCAATACGCGGCAGCCCGTCCGCTGTCCAGTGGTCTTCATTGGTAGGATCTAATTTACCAAGTGCTTCTAATAATGTCATTGCCATGATGGTTACTCCGATTAAATAAAAAGGCGAGGCGTGAGCCCCGCCTTACAGGCTTACCGATTACTCAGTTGCTTATTCAGCTGGTGGAGCTGGTTGGTACTCAAGCGTGATCAGACGAGCCATCTTGATCTGCTTACGTTCGCGGAATACGCGAGTCCATGAAGCCGCTTGAGAAAGAACAGTGTTCGAAGGACCACCAGGAATGTTAGTCGCACCTGAGTACGCGTAACCTACTGGGTGAAGAGCCCACTCGACACGGTGCCATAGAACTGACTGGCCACCACCGTTACCACCACCAGGCTTACGTTCCACTTCAGCTGGGTTCTTAGGAGAGCCCATACCGAGCGCGAACGCACCAGAACCGAAGATCCAAGTATGGTAGATACCATCGTTATCAGTGTACACGCCATCGTCCATGATCACTGTACGACCTAGGAAGGTAGGGATGTTCACTTCACCGCGAGCATCCGGGATGAACTCGATAAGGTTGTTTTTCTGAGCGCGGTTGTACACAATAGAGTGCATCATCACCATACCCAGATCATCCATAGAATCACCGATAGTTACAACGGCATCTAGGAATGCTTCAGCTGAGAAGTCAGTCACGCCGGCTTCGTAGTCACCGCCACCGTCTTGCGAGATATCGTTAGACATACCACCGCCATGGTTGTCATCGTCGTCAGCGAACACGCCAGTCACTACCGCAACAAACAAGTGCTGTAGACGGCGAGTCCAGTAGTAAGCTACGCGGTTCTCGATAGCGTCAAGCGGGTCTTGGCCGACAAGGGCTGCTGACAGATCCATCTCAGTCCAAGATTTGTTACGAGACAAACGTACTTGAACTTCAGTACCCATCTCGATGTAACCGTGCTCATCAATCTCGTCGTAGTCACCACCAGGAACATCGCCGATTGAAGATTCACGTTCTTCGTCGTCGTCTAGGTCGTGGAAGAATGGTTCATTGAAAGTCAGACCACCGCCTGCTAGGGCTGTGTCAAGAGATGCAGAACGTTGGATCGCACCTGATTGGATAAGACGCGATTTTTGTTCTGTAAGGATTTGTACCGCTGATGCGAATAGCTCTGGTACAATCAGGTTATTTAGATCCATAGTGCCCTCCTCGGGCTAATTGATAAAGTTATTAAACTTTGCCACTTCCCCATGGAGTAACAATTTAAAAAGGCACCGAACCATGTCCGATGCCTTTAATATATAACAGGTTGTCCGGCGGTTTCAACCGCCACGGTGATCCTATTGAGCCGGTGGGGTTACCGCACCAACAGTTGAGCCAGCTTGGGCGGCCATCTGCTTAGCCTTGTCCATACCGTGCTGCTGGACGTACTGCGCTTGGGCTGTGCGGTTCCAATGTGCTTTAGACCAAGGGTTCTCGCCACCACCTTGACCGCCATTACCGCCGCCGGCGCCGCCACCTTGAGATGGAGCCCACCAGTGAGGACGGTTCTGCTTGACGTCGGTTAACCAGATGTCCACATCGATACCGTCTTTAGTTGTGACTGAACCATCTTCCTGAACTTCCAGCTGCGCTTCACCTAGCATCTCAGCGTCGGCTACCGCATGGTCAATCACCTTCGCTTTCTTACAAGCACCGCGAACTGCATCTTGAACGATGCGGCGGCGGTCAGCTGCTTGGAAGTCACTGATCTGGTTGGTCAGCTCTTCCTTCTCCGCCTTCAATGAATCACGCTCACGCTCTACTGGGCGCAAGCGCGTCACGATACGCTTCTCAACAAGCTCGTCAATCTTCTCATCGTCTACTTTACCGCCAGTCGCTTCAAGTTCTTCTAGGCGGTCAAGTTTGGTTGCAAGCTCTTCCGAATCCATGTCACCGAACTTAGCTAGCTTGCCTTTAGTCTCTTTGTGGTCGTTACGTTCTTTGCGCAAGGACTCTTGAAGGGCTGCAACGTCTTCCGGCGTCTTCAGACCTTCGATACCAGTCAGCACCCACTTGCCACCAACTTCGGTGTACAGTGATTCGTAGCCAGCTGGGATTTCTTCTTTAGTTACGTATGAATAACGTAGTTTCATAATGGAGCTCCGATATTGTTAATGTTAACACTAGTGTATTCTTTCATATTATATGGAAGGCCGGCCATTAGGTCAACCCCATTGACTTTCAAGTTGATCCACGGTGTACGGTCGGCCGAACTGGTTGCTCAGGCTACGCATAAACTCGCGCTGCTTCGGTTCACTAAGATCCTTGTAGATCGCATAACGGCTAGGACCGAGGTAGTCGGATTTGAATGCAGCGGACTGAGTACCGAACCATTCCGGATAAGGTGTACGACCTTCGACCTGACCAATAAGCTCGCGCGTGCGGCCACGGGCGTATTCATCGAACTTGCCTTTGTGCCCTCGTGGCAGGCTGTCACGCTTGCGGAGGTTGGACTTGAGCCCATTGGCCTCGGCATATTCTTGGATAAGCATACCTTCGGTGGTCGGCTTGAACGGTCGGTTGCCAAGCAACTCCGCATCGGCATACGGGATACGCAAGGAGCGGCAACGCGGATGGAGCGGAGGCATTGGACCTTCGCCCACCTTGTATAGCTCTTGGTCATTCTCGACACACTCCGGAGTGGTATTCCCATCTAGGGTAGCCAAGAAGATTTCGGTGTTGATTACATCAGTATTCTCTACATAGAACTGTTCACGCGCTTCACTAGTGATACCGTTGGTCAAGGTGATTGCGATGGTCTCTGCATGCTGCATCGAGCGGATGGTAGTACCACCAGCCCCACCTTCTGAGGCAGCGCCGAGCACGGATCGTGCAACGTCTCGAGGTTGCATCCCATCGGCGATCCCGACCTTGGTGCGGCGCAGAATCTCAGCGGACTCGGTACCAGCGGCGCTAGTGAGCCACTCGCTCATGGTGCGCCCCTGATACGGGTTCGCTCGAACGATGCGGCGCATTTGAGCCGGCGGCACGGTCTTCATATCTAGGAGGACAGGGACTGATTGCTGGAAGGTTGCGGCAGCCCAAGCTACCTCACTAGTCGCGATTCGGATCAGGTTCTCGTCATAGAGATCGGCGACCTCGCCCCACGGTTCACGGCGCAGCTTGATAAGCTTCTCTTCAAAGTCGCGCATCATGCGTTGGCCGGTCTGGCTGGAGAGCTCAACGTTCTCCATGCGTGCCACTGTGGCCAGTATCAAGTCTCCTAGGGCTGGGTCACCAGCCGCTAGGATTTTGGATGCTTGATTTCTCAGCCAAGTTGCTGTCCGCAGGATATAGGTTTGGTGGCGGATGTAGGCATCGAAGAGTTCTTGGTTAGAAGTAGGCATTGATTACTCCTCCTGTTCCTCATTCTCTTCTTCCTGACCTTGTTGCTCTGGATCTTCCTCATCACCATTCTGGTTGCTCCCTAGATCATCAAAGCCAGCCCCGAAGTTCTCCATCGCTTCCTCGCGTTCCTTATCGACAAGCTTCTTCTCGTCTTCATAAGTCATCTTAGTCATGCCGTTCTCTTGCATGTACTGGTGAATAGACTCGTTAGATAGGATAGCGCCTTGGTTCTTAGCTGTAACCATCTTGACTAGAGTCTCACCATTCAGATCCTGCTCAGTGAACTCTAGGTTAGGAGTGACCACAACCTCTTCTGGGTTCGCGCCGTACCAAACAGCCATCGCGCGAAGCACTTTCTGAAGCGCCGCCGCACCAGCCTTAGCGATTGCAGGCAGGGTTGCTGCTTGAGCCGCCATACGGATACGCAGTGCGTCGCCGGATTCGTTGGCGCGACTAGTTGCATCTGTGATCTGGCCAGACTTGTTCATTGCGCGAGCATAGTCGTTCTCCAGACCTTGGCGCTGCTCCCCAAGACCAGCACCGCTCACACCAACGTACTTAGCGTCGCCACCGATCGGCACATCAACACGAGAACCGGTACCGGTGCGCACTTCTTCATCGTCATCACTAGTGGTGTGACCGATTCGCACGAAGGTCTCCTGACCCTGCATGAACAACGCTTGACGGTAATCCGCCTCGGCACGGTAGATAGCCAGACAGCTATTTGCCAAGCCGTTTAGCGGCGGCATTGCCGGATCGCTTGCGATATCACTGGCGTTAACAAATGCAAACGGGATCTCTTCTAGAGTGGTCTGTTGGTAGTTCGGATTGATCTCGAACTTGTATCCGGGAATCTCTTGATCCGCTTCAAATACAGAGGTCGCGTAGGTGCCAGTATCCGCGAGCAGGCCATCTGGACCTACTAGAGCAAGGACGCGGTACTTCTTCTTCCACGACCAAGACAGATCCGCTTCGCGCACGTAGCCAGATTCATCCAATACCACTAAGTTGATATCCGAGGAGCTATCATCTTCGGCGGTATCATCCCAGTTGCGGATTGACATAGCTGGGTAGGTAGCGATGTATGGGCGAACGTTGGTCGGATCTTTAACCAGCAGGTCGCCGAGGATACCGTAGCGACCATTCTTGAGCTGCGCTGTATTGATCTTGCGAAGGAGCATCTCAAGCGTCTCGCCCTGCAAGGTTGCAAGGTCACGGAGGTCTTCCATCACTTCTGGTAGTTCGATCACTGGTTCATTACGGTGGAGGATACCGATCGACGCATCGACGGCGTCTTTGTAGATCTCAGGGTAGACTGCACGCATCTTGTACGCGTCATAGTTGTGCTGGCCTACGCCATTAGGATCGGTGCCGAACCCGTCCAGCTTCATCGATGATGTAGCAGGAAGGTAGACGGCACCTTTGTGTTTGATTGCATCTTCACCATCGTAGGAGTCGTCACCCTTCTCCCAGTACGGCTTCATTGCGTCATAAAGTGGATGGGTCGAACTTGCTCCCATGACAGTTACTCCTATGATTGGTATTAAGCCAATTATATAGTAACTTTTTAGTTATGTCCAACTGTTTTACCGCTGCCGAATCGAGTACCAGTACCCAAGATGGTGTAGCGGAACTCATCAGCAATATGGTCTTCTGCGTCCGTATCTACGTCGTCCATATCTTTAGTCGAGCGTGGGAGGCTTGGGACTGTTCGAATAGTCTGTTGACAGTTTCGGAATACGAACACACCAGGATTTTCACGAGGCATACCGATGTCTTCCGGCTGAGCATTCGCAATCGCGTTACGCATCAGTTCCCAACCAAACTTACGAGAACCGGCTTTCTTGATCGCGTGGAGCCATTCAACGCCTTTGTATTGTTGACCATTGACCACAACCTTGCGCGCCATGTCGGTCGCGATGCAGTTGCCGTTCTCTTCAGTGAAGATAGCCGAGTCAGCAGGACCGGCCTTGACTTTGCCATACAAGCCCCACTTGAGTTCGCGCTCGACGATGCCTTGCGACACCTGTTTGGCGAGCATGCGTACTCCAGTATTCGGTACACCGTTCCAGCCATACCATTCAGCGATTCGGAACAAGTCACCCTTCACGCTTGAGCGCCAACGGCCTTTCGCGTCTTTGTAATCAGAACCATCAGATTCCATCCACCAGCCGACTGAGAATGGTTTACTAGAACCCCAGTCAAAGGATCGGAAGATGCGCCAGCCTTTCGGCGGGTTGAACCCATCGATGACGTTGTATTGGCTAGACCAGATGTCATCGAACATACCACCCGAGGTGATATCCCAATCGCCTTCAAGCCACGCCTTGCGTTTGTTTGGATCGGTGATTCCTTCCAGTTCAGCGATGTACTCTGGACTTAGGTAGATGTTCTCTTTATATGAACCGAAGATACGAACCTGAGTGATTGTAACGTCTTCGCGCTGCTGAGTACGCGGGTTGAATACGTTGCGCACGATACGTACTGGCACTCCTGGTGGAGCAACGTCAATGAAGCGCTGTTTAACCCAGTTGTGACCTACGCCATAAGGGTTGGTGGTTGATAGTACGGTACGTGGGAGCTCTGGCAAAATGCGTTCAATGACACCGGTCTTCGGATTCACCGGAGAGTGCTTCTCAGGTAGGAATGATGAACGGTTCAAGGACATAGCCATGTCGTAGAGCACGGAGTTCGGTTGCTTAGTTAGCTCGTTCCATCCGATGAATGGGAACTCTTGGCCATGGTAGTTCCAGTAGTCATCCTCAGTCTTCATCTGACGGAATAGGAGCTCCTCGCCGGTATCCCAGACCCACTTGAAGTCTTTACCGGATGCAAGGAAGCGGCACTTCGGTCCTGCGATCTGAGGGAACCAGCGCTTAGACTTGTTTACCAAGTCATCCAAGTTCTTGTATTCGCGGTCGAAGATTACGCCGCGCCAGAAGTGGCCGTAGCCGACGCCGACGTAGCGGCGAAAGAATAGGAGCTGAGCATCAGTCTTTCCTGGTCCGCGCGTCCCCTCGTATAGGATGTGATTGCAAGGGCACTTCATTACGAGGTCTTGCGACCCCGATAATGGTTCCCAGATTACGTTAGTCGGTGTTTTGCTCATACCACTCATTTCTCTTTATATCGCGACTTTCGCATTCGCGCATTTGTGTGGTCAGGAGCATTGTATGGTCTAGTAAGTCGTTGTATGTTTCGCCGCCATAAGATGGCACCTTACATACCTTCCTTAGCTCCAGCGGTGGCACTAGTTTCAGTACCTTTGTCTCCACTACTATTTGCGGCTCCGATACTGTTGAGCAGCCTATTAACAGAGACAGGGTGACGCATATTAAGAACGCGCGCAAAGTCTGAGTCTGCATTTTTCAGATCCTCCAATTCCTTCTTAGCGGCATCGCTTGCGTTTGATAACCTATCAAGGGCGCCTTCGAGCTCACCAAGCAGTAGATCGTCGATATCCCTTTGACTGATCAGGTAATCGATGGTTCCCTGCTGTTGCTTGTTCGCTGCAACCACTGAATCAATTTCAGAACCCAACTGATCGAGTTCCGCGTATAGAGCCTTCTTCTCGTAATGCCCGATCACTGCCAACGCTAGAGCCACCATGCTGATGATCCCTAGCCCGACCGATAGAGCGTTACGAACTTTTGTGAGTGTCATTATCATTACCGTCGATCCCCAGTTTCTTCCGTACAGCTTTTGAAAGCATCATAATACTGGTTTCCGCTCCTAGCCATCCGAAGACGCCTACTACCACTCCAGACCATTCCCAGCTCAGACCCATTGCCTTACATAGAAGCATTGCGATCAAGCCTACGAATCCGGAGGAAAGACCTTCGACCACGGCTCTAGCCAGTATAGGTTTTTCCGCGTTGTTCAGTGTTCTCATAAGATATGCCAGCAGCCCTCCAATTGTCGCAAAAGCTACAAAGATAGCAGTGCGTGCAATCTCGATTGGATCTCCTCCGCCCATCTTGACTCCTTAGTAGCCTAGCTCTTCCAGCTGACCAGTTAACCAAGTGGCCACAGTGAAGCAAGGGCACTCTTTCAACCAGTCGCGATGGTCGATAACGCCATCACCGTTTGTATCACCAAACCAGTCTCTGTGCCCCTTGACGTTTTCGAATGGGATCGAGAAGCGTTCACATAAGTCCATGATCAGCCCGAACAAGGCATGCTTCTGGATATGCTCGTAGGTATCTGCTGGTTTACCTGCACTATCCAATCCACCGATTAGGCAGATATGAATATTATCTTCGTTATGGCCTGCAACGCCAGCCCCCATACGGGTTAGTGGTCGCCCTTCTTCGGTGGCACCGTCGGTACGGATAATGAAGTGGTAGCCCACATCAGACCAACCGTTACCGCCTTGTGACTTAGGCCTAACATGCATGGATCGGATTTCTGAAGCCGTCAGATAACGCCCTTTCTTAGATGCGCTGCAGTGAACTGTAATGAATCGAGGCTTCATCATCGCTCCTGTTGGTTTATCGGATACCTCCGATAATAAACCAGCGTCCGTATACAATTCAAGGAGCTAGGAGAACCTATTCTCGCACGGAGTCCTTGAGGTTGCTTTGCGATGCTGCGGCTTCGGCTTCCCAATCATCGACCGATTTGACCTCACCGACTACCATCACACCACCACCATTATTGACATTGACTTGGGTATCTGGTTGCTGCATGCCTTTGATCTTGGCCAGATGTGACCATGCGGAGATGCGACCCATCTGAGAACCATCTTCTTCATTCATAGCTTCTTTCTTGAGGCCGTATAGCACCTCACGGTTGGTCACGATCTTCTCTTCTTCGATCTCTTCCATGAGCATGCGAATCAGGGCTGCAGTGTATGGTTCTTTGGAGAGCTTGCTGCCCTTGACTTCTGGTGCACCGAAACCTGCGTCGCGTGCGGCTTGGGTCTTGTTGAAGCACATGATATAAGAGCGTGCAAATAGCATGCGTTTGAATTTTGCCGTCTCAGACATCTGGCGACCATAGTACTCGACTTCTTCGACTACTGTCTGAGGGATAAATTTTGGATCAGTATATTTGGACATAACCTTCCGCTCGTTTGGTTATCTAACATACCATTAATATACCGGAGGTTATGGGGAAGGGTCAAGTGAAAGGCAAAAAGAAAGGGAGCCGATAACAGCTCCCTTATTGATCTGGTGTCTTAGCAGCCTGAGGTATCCCGTAGGATTCGGCCAGTATGGCGAGTACCGTCTGCGCTCTCATACGGCTCGATGTAAGTCAGACCGCAATTGGCATTATCGCCCAGCTTGAAGGAGATGCGATGCTCCCCAGTACTCGTAGTCCAAGCCGGACCAAACAGTTCCTGTGCAACTACCCGCAGGCCATCTGCGCTCGCTTCTGGGTAGCCCTTGTACCCGATGGTGATGTCGCTATTCTCGTCGAAAGGTACTGACTTGAACTGCCCAATCGGTACCAAGTGGCGGGCATCGAGAATAATCGCATTCGCTTCCAACGAACGCTCCAACGTCTTTGCTGATGTGGTCACCGTTACCGCGCGTGCTTCATCACCAACATCCATGAATCGCGGTAAGGCTACCGCAGCTAGAATCCCTAGAACGATCACGACTACGATGATCTCGACTAGAGTAAAACCTTTGTTACTTTTCATCTTGTTTACCTTCTGGTAGGTGGTAGGAGAAGATCTCCTCGAACATTTGAACTGCGACTTCCCCGAGGGCATCCCAGTCATGAATATCAAGACCGCGCTTGATCTTTTCTCCAAGCAGCTCACCCATAACGCGGCGCTGCTCAAACGAGAAATCTATACTAACGTAGGTCTCCGCTAGAGTGTCGATCACAGCCGATCCTGCAAACTCCAGATTGACACTAGTCATGCCACCGGCACTTGCGCTCACATTCAAGTCGCACACGCCTTTCAGCTCTTCTCCGTTCATCTGGATTTTGAACTCCGCTGGACTGCCAATGCGTTGCGGCTGGCAGAGCGGGAGGCGAAGTTCAAATTGGTTGGTGCCTGCGTTCTTACTCATAACGATTACCTCGCTTGATTACCCTAATAGTATCCCAAGACTTAGACCAGTAATCAACTGGTCATTTGATGGGGTTGGATTATATCTTGATGCCTCTTGACAGGTCATCGGTAGGCCAACATCGACCGTATTTAGTTTAAGCATCTCGTAGTAGCAGTACCCAGTGACCACAAGAACAAAGTCCTCGTCGCTGCGTCCGAGATCCGCCATTCTTAGCATGACCGCTTGGGCTTCCTCGACACTACTGATCGCACCGTCAACATCTTCGATGCTGATGCGCTTGCCCATGAAAGTTATAACTCGGCTGTCACTTGATTCAAGTTGCATGCGAAATCCTCATCGATTGGTGCATTATGTTCTTTACATAGCTGGAGCAGGCGGTCGAAGCTGTCTTCGCAGAAGCGGGCAAGCAACACGATCTGGATCGCCATGAATTTAGCCGTATGACCAGTATTCTCATCACCGTTCTGCTGCAAGTAGATGTGCGACAGTTCGTGGCAGAGCGTACAGATGTTCATCATATTAGGGCTGAGGATTACCTGCTTGCCGTCGCGAGCGATTGATATGCTCAAGCCGTTACGCTTGTTGTCCTCGATTACCACTTCCGGTCGCTGGATAAAGATCAGATCAGCTGTCATGCTTGCCACTAAACGAGCTTGGTCTAGAGTAAGCGGGTAGTTATTCAAGGCTGGGTACAGGATGCGATCTTCGAAGTTGTAGGTCTTCTTGCGGAATGAATCGCGAGTCTTTTGAATACCCAGATCGCGCCAAGCCTCGTTCATGATGCAGTTGCGAGTACCAGGATTTGAGTAGCCCTGCTTTTCTAGGATCTCGTGACAGACCGCTCTAAACTCAGGGTTCATTTTGATCTTGGTGCCGTCGCGGTGGCAATTGCTAACGAAGTCCGGTGCGACGGTGTACAGGTGGCTCTGAACCATTGCTTTTGCTACTTGGCGATTACTCATTTCTGCACCTTCAACTTGTAACCAAAGATCTTGCGTGTCTGGCGACGGTAGGCGATGTGAACGTCGTGGCCTATGTCTTTGAACGAGCGGCGGACTAGGTAGCCCTCGCTGAACAGTTCCGACAGGACAGTGCCGAGGCGTTTAGCCGGTGGCAGCATGCCATCATAGTTTGCTTTGCAGATCTCTCCGAGCTGCGTGTCACGACAAGTGACATATTCCTCGCGTGAGGCTAGGTGCTCAAGAATCGCCTTACCTAGTGTAGTGCGATGAGCCGGTGAACGTTGTCCCATGATTTAACTCCGTCTTATTGAACTATGATTATTATCAAACAGGGCGACGATTAAGTCACCCTGTTTTCATGATTAATGGATTGACTGGCCTTGCTCATCGCATTGGCTATCATCCGGCTCTGGCTGAGCGAACATGTCGGCATCGATACCCGAGCCTTGCAGGTCAGCACCGTTGGCTGCGGTCTCAGCCAGCTCTTGGCCAATCGCGCCACCGACTGAACCAGATGCGACGGTCTCAAGCATGCGCTGGTTCAGATACTGCTTGAACTCGGCTAGCTTCTCTTCGCCCATCTCGTTGCGCAACCACTCTTCTGAGAAGGTCAGGTTTAGGCGCAGCGCATGGTTCTCGGTGATCTTATTTTCAAGATCCTGTTTGTACGATACCGCTAGCTTGAGCGCATCGCGGCGGGTCATCTTCTTAGTTGGCTGTTTCATTATCGTGCTCCGATTGTATCAACGAATACTGGTTTCTGTAGTTTACGATCGGTGTCGAGCTGCTCGCTAGTACCAATCGTATCCATTACACCAGTAATTATAACCCCGTTGCGGGAGTCAAGGAAAGCGTTATATTGATCGATAAACGGCTGGGTCTCTGGGCTGCTCAACCAAGCTGCATTGTTGTAGCAATCCTGTTCGCTATCCCAAGTAGTGCCGGCCATGACGATCCAAGCCCCACCGCACTTCGCCTTCTCAACGTACTGCACATCGGCGAAGCTGATCACGACGGTATCCGACTCGTAGCTATTCTTCATCATCAGCTGAGTCCTCAATAGCCTTGGCGATCAGGCGTGGAATGTTGCAACCCTTCACGTAAGCATTGACCACAGTAGGGTCAGTCGGGTTCCCGCCCATCGCGAGAATCTGCGCTTTCATTTCTTCAGCGATTGCATGGATATGTGTAATCATGATGATATCTCCTAGTTGATTCATCCTAATATTACAGGGGGAAAAGTGATTTAGCAAGGGGACGGTAGTATCTTTCCCCCAAAATTCTACCGTAACCTATTGTATTTATTAATGTTTTATTATTTAGGGGAAAAGGGGAAAAGGGGATAAGGGGGTATAAATTACAAATTAGAATACTAAAAGGTAATAAAAACCTAATTATCCCCTTCCCCTTTCCCCTTTCAGAGGTTAGCCCTTTGCCACCAACGGCTGGCGAGGGGAAAGGCCTAGTTAAGCAGGGGACAAATCTTTCCCCACCGGCACGCGTGATATATCGAAAAAGCGCGGTCCACGAAGTTCGACCATCCAGTTCTTACTCTCTTCCTGCAAGAACACGTGGCACTCCAAACATTGGTCCCCGTCTAATATCTGGAATGGGACTGGAGTATAGCCTCGCGGATGAACAGTACGAGTATTGAAAGACTTAGTCCCAACTAGACGGAGACTTAGACGGGCACCCCAGATCGGAGTAATCGTCGTAGTTGAGTGAGGAGTCTTCACCTCGATTGCTTGGTGCTTGGATAGGCGGATTAGTGGCATAGTTTCTCTCCTAGTTGAATTAGCGTGATACCGACTTGCTTTGCAGTCATGCCGGTGAGTTCGGCGTGCATGGATGCACCGCGCTCGAACTGGAGAGTCAAAATGATTTTATCATCTGGACGGCGGATAATGGCATTCGTTAGAGTGCCTTGACCTTGAGGCTTGGTAGCCTCCCCGAGTTGTAGCAGCTGGGCTGCGTCGACCATATGTGGCCATACTTCTTTATTAGACATGATGGTGTCCTCATCATAGTTGAGTTAAAAGGATAGGGTGGTTGATGTCCTACTTAGAAACCAGCTTGTTTGGTGAACCAAGCGTCATCGGTCGCTTCCATAGCGATAATATCTGATATTTGGTCCACTGTCACTTGTTGCATAACGGCTGGTGTGCCATGCTCTAAGCAATGACGCAAAGAGTGGCGGCGAGCGATATCAGAGCCGCGCATAGCGAGAGTACCGTTGCGAAACTTGTATTGACCCTGATTAGTTTGAACTTCGAAGTTGAAACCTTCGACGATTTTGGTAGCTTGCGCTTTTGTGATTTTAGCCATGATTCTGAACCTTCAGATTTGGGAGGGGAGGACATCTCCCCTCGACCATGATTTAATTATCGGGCATTTAGCCTCATGAGTCAACTAGTTTAAGCAAGTAAACCAGATAGCCCCGCGAACAAAGTCGCCGTCACAGGTCGCAGCTTCGAACAGCGCTGCGAATAGGAAGATCAGGATACCTGCCGTGATAAGGTGAAGGTTGCGCTCATCTGAACGCCACCACTTCTTGATCTTATCTAACATAGTTCATGCTCTCCAACATCTGGATCTTACCGATCTCACATAGAGCGATGGCTTCTGATGCTTTCAAGTCCGACATGAAATAGTTGGAGATGAACGCTGGCTCTTCTTCCGTGCCACGATCCAATGCCAACACCAGACAGGCCTGAGGCTGGATCTCGCCTTTGCGGATAGCCGCGATCGCATTGATCAGCATCTCTTCCACCGTCCACTCCGAGTTGCTCACCATGTTGGCGTGCTTGGCGTCGGAACGTTGTGTCTCAAAGTCGGTGACCACAGTCTCCTGCTCGGAGGCCGGTTTCGGGTAGCAGTCTTCGCAGAGGTAGATCCACTTATCGGAGCGGCCTGGAGTTGGGACAAGTTCGATGCGCGTCATCTCTTCGCAGCCGAACACGTGGCAGCAGTCACAGAAGTCTGTCTTCGGATCAGTCTTCACTACTTCAATTGGAGCATTCTTAATCGCGGTCATCTTCGACCTCCTTTCTTGTCGCTAGCATAGATGCAAGGGATGGGGCAATGGTCACCACTTGCAGTTCCTGAGTCGGGTCTTCTTTCCCCTTGCCGAAGATACCTTCGAACATGCCACCGAACAGTTCGGTGTCTAGTGCGTGAGGCTTCTCGCAGATAATCTTCGAGCCCTTGGAGTCGCGCAGCTCGACCATACCATTCCACTCGTCACCGTGCTGCTTGAACTCCCCGATCGGTACACCTTGATCGTCTGAGACGATGTATACCATTTGAGGTTTAACTTGAATCTTCATTACTTGTGATTCCACCAGATACGGAACTTAGTGATAGCCCACCATAGCGCCGCAAACATGAATACCATGCCCCAAGCGGACGAGCCGCCAGTTGCCCCGATACCGCCGGCAATCATGCCGACCCATGACAAGACGATTTGCAGTTTAAGACCCTTGCCAGTCTCTTGAATTGTAGTAGTCATCTTCTTTCCTTTTCCTTAGCCCAGTAGAAGGTATCGATCTCTTTATCGTAACCTCGATTACAATTATCACACAACCACGCCGGAACTACACCTCTTGGAGTAGCCGCGTCGAAGTGCTCGCGCTTGGTGCATTGACAGTGTGGGCAGCGATGCTGCAACGTAGTTACCGTCAAGTGTTTAAACCCAAGTAGTTTATAGATTTTCTCTAGCATTGGTTTGCCTCATGTTGGCTTACTGATCCTGCCATCACCCAAGCCGGCGGCTGGATGAAGCACCCGAGCTGTTTACCCTGTATTGCACGGCGCTTCTTAACGCGCTTCAGCGTCAGTAGGTCCTGCTTCTCCAGTTCCTTGCGCTTGCGAACACGCTCTGCCTTGTCTTGGGCTTGCGCTCTCATGGCAGCTGGGATGACTTGGTCGAACCACTGGCGTTCAGTCACGAGTACCCCGTACTGCTTGAGCCATTGCAATCGAGTCGCAATGCCTGCGTTCATGGATACTGGAGCGTGGCCGTACCACTTGATATGAGACAGCTCACCGCCGTGGATGACAGCTCGGCCGACTTGCACACCACTCGGATCAGTAATGAAGCCGCGTTTGTACATCTTGTGGCCAGTCTGCACGTAATTGATGGTACAGCCGAATAGGCCTAGCTGGCGACGCAGGTCAGCCATGTCTTTAGTTACGATCATTTTGAGTCTCCTAGGCAGTCTTCTAGAACAGCGTAAACAGTGGTGAGTTTGTGCTCAAGGCTATCCAGCTCGCGCTGAGCCAGAACGATGTTATGGTGGAGGATGGTTATGAACATGGTTTTGTCCACAACTAGGTTCGGCAGGTCGGCCGAAATCACGTGCAGGTGGTAGTCCGTCTCCGGAGCGGCCTCGACGTGCATGTTGAGGTTCTCGAGGTTGGCCTTGACTTGGTTGCGCTGGATCTCCAGCTTGCGGACTTGGTCCGCGATAGGCGTTTTAGATTCCATCTTATTAGACTCCATCTGATTTGGTGGGGCGGTATTGCCCCACTTGATTAATTATGACCGAAGGTGATTAGTTAGTCAACGACTTTTTCCATTTAGCGTACTGAGTAGAAGCCGTTGCTTTGTTTAGGCCAGCTGCTTCACATAGTGCGATGATGTCTTTGCGAGCCTTATCTTTGTTTGCATCGCAGATAGCCCATACTTGAGCAACTGCGCCCTGCTTTTTAGGAGCTGCTGCTTTTTGTGCCGGCTTAGCTGGAGCTGGCTTAGCTGGAGCTGG